ACATTAATTTTTTAGATCCGTTTATAAAATTAGCAACAGAGCCGCATCCGTATGAACATAGTTCAGTAGTTTGTATGGGATCAGCAATCCTTTTCATACATTTATTTATACAAAAAGGCAAGCGTGTATACCGTTTCACCACTTGGGCATTTAATTCGTAATAAAGGGTTTTGGTCGGTGTGGCAGGATTCGAACCTGCGATGTGCGAACACGCCGGCTCCCAAAGCCGGTGACTTGACCTGACTAGCCTACACACCGGGATAAAATTTTATATTCAGGAAAATTCTTACTTTTTTGTCCACCTGCGCCTGTACCCTTAGTATAAGACCATTCTAAATCTCGTGATGTAATACTAAAGAGTGGATCATCTTTGTTATTGATTTTCATTAAATTTTCCTAAACTAAATATGGTTATGTACGAAACATATGAAACATTTACACCAAATGGTCTACATATTTACCTATGTCGTAGTGAATATGGTGTTTGTTTAGTCATCATACGTGATATATTTGATGAAAATTTTCAAATAAAGTACTTTACTGATTATAAACTAGCATTTCAATTTATACTAGATTTTGAATATCCTATTTAATGGGGTGATTGATGAGATTCGAACTCACGCCTAACAGAATCACAACTTTGGAATATCATGGTGGACCGTACCAGGCTCGAACTGGTCCTCCAGGCTTGCAAAGCCCGTGTGCCCCCTACAACACCTACAGCCCATTAATATTCATATATTTTTTCAACTTGGTTAAATCAGCGCAAGTATATTCTTGATATTGTAACTTTACATTATTTGGCATAGGAATAAATTTAATTTGTGCATTATGCTTATTAGCAATATATTTTGCTACATCATAAAATGATTGTGTTTGACCTGTTCCAATATTCCATATACCTGATTCTTTAATATTAAAAAAATGTTTATGTACATCGATAATTTTACTTACATGAACAAAATCTCTATGATAATTTTCAGAATTTTCAAATAATATTATTTCACCCGTTTCTTTTGCTTGCTTTGCAAATTGATAAAAAGGACTAGCTTGATTTCCTTTGTGGTCTTCATATTCACCATACACATTAAAATACCTGAAACCTTGTACAGTAATTTCTTTAAAATTTTGAGATGTAACCACCCGATCAAACAAATATTTACTCCAAGCATAAGGACTTTGTGGATTTACTGCACCATCTTCTTTAAATTCTTTTAATTTACCATATACACTTGCAGAACTTGCGTATTGTAAATTTACTTTATGAGTTTTACATAAGTCTAATATCATGCAAGAAAAGTCATAATTTTGAGTAAAAATTTTATCTACGTCTGTTTCAGTCGTTGAACTGTTTGCTCCTAAATGTATAACTAAATTTAAATTCTTAAAATCAGGAAGTTGATCACCATAATCATACAATATGAGATTATGGTTTAAACTATTAACCATATTTTTACCAATAAATCCTTTATAACCTGTCACTAATATATTCATTTAATTTCTCTTTGGATTTTTATACAGGATGCATTTAACGGTTCAAATTAGCAGTTTGATGTTTTTATTTGCTGTTAGCATCCTAAAACTTAAATTAGTGTTTAGCTACTAACCCTCATTAGCCCTAAACTGAGTTGTTTACCCTGTCTCAACGATGTTTTATATGGAAGGTATCGTATCCTCCTATGATTTTTCATGCACCCATATGGCGGGTTTTGCGGTAGATCATAAGCACCGTGATATTTTGGAAATATCAATACCCACTTTGTACTAACGGGAAAAGTGTAAACCGAGGTTCTATATTTATAAAATATTTGATATAAAATAATATTTAATGGTGACAGAATCACGAATTTATGGTGGGTAGTGATGGTAACGCTCCACGAGGCAACTTCCCTACTTTACAATGCCAACGGTTTTACAGACCGCCGTAGGGGGCACCACCCATTTACTCAATAACTACATAACCATATAATTTACGTGGCTTACTTTTTTTAGTACGACTATCCCAATTGTCATAAATCGTATGATCAATACAAGCGGCAATATGCCCCCTTGTATGTAGTAAAACTTTACCCATTGGTATGTCTTTAGGTAATACATATTTTCTTGACTTCTTTACACAAAAATATTTGTAACCATGTTCAGCAAGATAATTTTGCCAAACATGAGTAATAACACCTTTGTCAGGATTAAAATCATATCCCGCTTTATACTGTCGCTCATATAAATCTCCCCATACTTTTTTATATGGCTTGTTTAATAATATTGCAATGGCTCGTGGTACACAATCACGCTTTTGTTTCTTACCAACTGTAAATCCGCTTTCAGACCGTCCACCGTCTGTTTGTACATAAGAGCAATTATCTGCTCTCATGCTAGTTACCGTAACAGGGCTGTTGTAGAAATCTTTATTTAATCGCATATCAATCTCCTATCAACAGAGATTATTATATGTTAATTAGGATACGTTGTCAACTAATTTTGATTTGGAATACTTCAAAAGTATTTCTTTGCTACCCCAACAATTTGCAGGAATTTCATTGTAAATATATTGGCAAATTTCAGACAATGCTTCTTTATTACTTGAATCAGCATGAGCTAAAGCACCAAACAAATCGTTGGTTAATACTGCTTTGAGGAAACCACCTGGAATAATGCCATTTTCAACATAATTGTTAATGGCATTGATTGTGTACTGAGGTATCATTTTTAACTCCTTACAGTTTTATCCAACCAAAACTATCGCACAAGAATTCATCATACTTACCGTTTACTTCCACTTCCACAATATCACCCACACTGAGCGACCTAACCCGTCCAATAACATCCATACGTTCTTCTTGACGATATGGGTTGTTAGAAAGGTCAAACGCATCTTCAGCAGCATTTGTACCATCTCTAGAAGAGAAAAATGGTGGGCATGGTGTATAAAAATCTTTGTTCGCTCTGACCAATCCGATTCTATTTTTAGCGAAATAAAACTCCCTACAAACTTCTTGGGGAGCTAACTTGATAGTTACGATACTCATTTAATAATCTCCGTTTCGTTGTCAACAGAGAAATATTAGCAAAATTAGGATATGCTGTCAAGCAATTTTTATTTGTATGGTTTTTGCAACAGGTACTTGTCGTACATATTCACCATCACTTTTACGATTAGCCCATGGCTTAAGTGGGTATTGCAAAATTAATTGACTATCAATCAACACTGCCCTTGTACAAATTGCGTTAAGTTGTACATAACATACTTCATGATTATCAGCAATCTTATGTGGAATTTTTTTCAAGTATTCGTTGCTTTTACGCCACTGATGATCTTTACGTTCAATACAGTTGATTTCATCAAATGGGAATGGTGTATCATTTTTCCAATTACCATAACGCACTTCTATTTCCCATGTTTGCACAACTAAATTGGTATTTTTATCAATGGTTAATAAGTCAATACCATGTTGGTCAGGGTTTTCTATAGTCTTTAAATGTTTAGGTAAAAATCCATCTAAGTATTTAATAAATGCTTGTTTACCTTTAGTATCATAGGTGTCATGGTCAGTACGGTCAAACACTTTGAGCGTACCTTGCATACCACGTTTTTCAGTGATGTTCATAGTTATAAAAGTTAGGTTGGTGCTGAAGGAGAGACTCGAACTCACGTACCTTTCGGGCCTGATTACAAATCAGGTGCAATTGCCACTATGCGACTTCAGCGTGTTTTAATCTGCATGACGTGTAAGATAATTTACACGAATTTTCTTTGGATTGAAATAATTTTGGATAACCTTCTGTGCCAAATCTACATCAAATGTTTTACAACTAAAAATATCAATGTAAGCAGTACCATCAAGTTCCATAAAATGTGCGGTAATACTACTCGTGGTGATTGCTTGCATCAATGTGTATCCTTGTTTTGGATCACCTTCAAGTAAATATTCAAGATATGGTTCACCTGCGGCAACCATGTCAATGGTGGGCACCAAATATTTTATCCAATTATAGATATTAATGCGGTCATTAATATTCTCGCATCCACTACAATCCAATAAAAGATGATACCCAAAATAATGTGTCATAATAATCCTTTATCTTCAATTAACTTCTTAAACTCATCGCTTGTTGAATAAATTAATGGATTACCATCATTATCATAACCAATAAAATGTTTTCCATTCATTGATTCTTGTTCAGCCCAATTATAAACTTCTTGTTTAATTTTTATGTTGCATTTAACCATTCGATAGTAAAAAAAGTTTTCAATATATTTATTTAAAAGAATAATGTTACTTAAATTTGGTTTCATAAATTCGGGAAAAGATGTATTTTCTCTCCATCCACATAAAAACTTTTTGCATAATTCAGGTCTTACGGGATAGATACCACATTTGTCTCTAATCAAAAACCTACATGGACCATCATTTAAACTCATGTTAAAACCGTAAATTTTTGCGTTTAAGAATCCTTCGCAACAACATGAACATCCATTACATTGACGTGATTGAATTATTGGTACGGTTTTCATTAATTTACAATATATAATCTAGAAGTAGATTCGGTAGGCTTTTAGCCCCCGAATCTACATATGTCGTCAAGACTTTTGGTTTTTTAGGTAATACCAACCATTCATCTTGTTTGAGCCTCGACATTGCTCTTGTGCTCCAATGCGTGGGTTCGAACCACGGACCAACAGATTAACAGTCTGCTGCTCTACCGACTGAGCTACATTGGAATATTTTTATTTATAGATATTTTATACACTATAATTTTTTGGCGGAACGTGTTGGATTCGAACCAACGATCAGGGTTGTAGCCCCGATGCTTTCTTAGCAGGAAAGTACCTTCAGCCTCTCGGTCAACGTTCCAAATTATCTTTTTATGTGGCCTGACTGAAGGGATTCGAACCCCCGACCAATGGATTAGAAATCCATTGCTCTATCCTGCTGAGCTACAATCAGTATTTAAGCAAATACAAATGCGTATATAAAAATTGCTATGAATATGAGTAATGATACCCACCAATAGGTTAATGCACCTACAATAATTAATAGAGCTAACCAAGCACCATGATAAAGATGAAGTTGCCACATTGTCATGTTATTATTTATTGGCGGAGGGAGGCGGAGTCGAACTCCAATCGCATCAGCGATCTATCTGTTTTCAAGACAGGTACCGTCACCAATCGGGTTGCCCCTCCTTATTTTATTTTAGGGACAATTTCACGATCCCAATAACTTTTCTTACCTATTCTAGAAGAAACAGATTTATCAACACCCACAATGGATTTCCATTTTTGTGATCGTGCTTTACTTTGTTCTACATCAAAACCTGTATAATCATCACCAACCCATTCCCATTTGTGATGCCATATCCAAGGATCAGCTAATGGTTTTGTAATTTTAACGTCACCATCTCTAGTCACTTTAATGGATGTGCCAACAGTTGGTTCATCTGCTGTATCAAAATCAGGTGATGATATGAAAGCAATAGAAGCATCTTTAAGGTCATAACGTACAACTGTATAGTCAAAATCAGATGGCAATTTACTTGCAGCAAGTTTATACCATGATAAAGGTATTTCACGTTTTAGTAATGGTGAATTAACGTAATCTTTATGCACATACAATTGTCCACCAATTAATTTACCAATTTTTCTATCGGATGATTCTGTAATAAATTCTTTAATACGCATGATTATAGTATTTATATAAATTGGCGTACCGCCAAGGAGTCGAACCCTGAACCTTTGGCTTTGGAGGCCACTGCTCTGCCAATTGAGCTAGCGATACATTTTTATTGGAGCATCGTGCAGGATTTGAACCTGCGGTTATAAATCGTTTTGCAGACGATTGCTTTAGACCACTCAGCCAACGATGCCTAGATACCAATATTACATTCTTAAAAAAACTGTAAACCAATTATTTTAAGAATGTAGTGGGGCTATCCCCCACTTGCTCATCTTACTCCTGTGTTATCGCCAACAGTTTCATACCGAGACTCCGACCGTTCGTGGCATGTTTATCGTGCACCACTGAGACCTCGTTTCTCACACACGTAAAACAAAAAACCCTAGGGGTTTATTCCTAGGGTTCAATTTAATCTTATAAACAAACTGTGATTAGACTGAACCCAACCCCCTATTATCCTCAGAACTAAATGAGCAAGCATAGGGAAACGCACACCATGTTGGTTGCGTACCTTTTACTAAACACATAATGTTTCTGAGATGTTGCATGTTTGTTACCTTACCTTATAAATTTTTTTTTGTCAACTACTTTTGTTACTTTATTGTATGGTTATTTATACATTTGCAAAAAAACCATATAAAAAAGCCACATTATTTACATTTTTTACTACTTTTGGTGCCCCCTCGTGGAGTCGAACCACGCACCAACGGATTATGAGTCCGCTGCTCTAACCATGCATGAGCTAAGGGGGCAAAGTGAAACGAACTATAGCAAACAATTAGTTGGCTGTCAAATAAGTAATTTATCTAAATAATCACTTACTTCGTTGTGGTTCTCAACATAATCTAAATGATTACCATTAATGGTTTTAGCACCAATAGGCATAAATTCAAACTGATAAGCTTTTTGTAAATCATTAAAAATAGATTCATATACAATGCTATGATAATTTATTTTTTTGAATAATTGTGTAATATTTTTATCCCAATACCTATATGTAAAAATAAATTGATTTACGATGTTTTTATAGTTATCTAAATATATTTTTACTTTACATTGTAATACATTATTGATTACAAAAATTTTATTATCTTTATAAAAATCACTATGAGCTTTAGCTATTAACCAACTTAATAATTGTTCTTTTTTATTATTTCTTGACAGTATTATAAATTCAAATCCAAATTGATGTAAAGTTTCTATAATTGTTTTTATTTTAAATGGTTCGTACCCATACAAATAAAATAATCTTATCGTAAGTGATTGCTCTAAATCACGTAGTAAATTTAATCGTTGAGAATATGTTGGATCAATACTAAAACCTGTTTTTTTGCTAATGTGTATAATTTTTTTAATATTATTTTGTTCTATTTCATAATTATTTTGATTCCATTTTTCGAAATATTCACCTAACAAAACAGTATTAGGTGATATTTGTTGAATTAATTTTTCACATAATTGACTACCTGATCTCGGCGTACAAATAATACATGTTTTTTTGTAGGTCATTGAAGACCCATTTCCTTTCTAATTTGAGTTGCGCTAATATTGGTAATATGTTCTTCAAATGTTTCTTCACCGCTTGTATATCCTACACCACGACCCCAACCAATATGTACAATGTTTGGAACTAACATAATTTCATATTGTCCTTGGTAAAATGGATCTAAATCTTTTTTAATAAAATTTTTGACTTGATCAAATGTAAATGGATTGCTGCCTTGCCAACCTTGTACATCACGTATCTGAATAATAACCTGTCCTGTACGTGTTAGTAAACGTTCGAATAAAGCACGATGACCTGCATGCCAAGGTTGCCATCTGCCTAGCATTTGTACTGTTTCTTTACGCCAATCAAATTTAGGTCTACGTTTGTCTTCTATAATATGTTTACCAATAAATTTTGCCCAAAAATCAGCATTTTTTTCTGTGATTCTAAAATCATATACGTCAGGTGGAATAAAAGCTTTATTAGTATCTTCAAAACGTCCTGCATCAATAGTATCCATCCATATTGTCCAATCAGCTTTAAAATTATTACGCATTTCTACTAATGGTGCAACAAAATCACATATTACATAATCACTTCCACTATTCAATGCAAAGTCAGCCATTCTTAATGATTGCCGAATACGCCCTTCTGTACTAAAATCCCAATCATTATAACGTTTACGAATATCATCTGCGTTAAACCATTTTACGGATGGGTACCAATTCATAGGTGCAACTTCATAGTTTGCTAATTTGCTAATTGGCATTTCGGTAACTGAACGGGGTATTTCTAAATATGCCTTCAACCGTTCAGCAAGATATGTTTTTCCAGAGCCAGGCAAGCCCATTATTAAAATTTTAGTATTCATGAATTTATTTACACTGTATCTAATTCTGTAAATAATTTCATGAATTTTGATGCGTTTAGTCACGGACAAATATTAAGTAAAATATGGCTATGTGAAGAATTAGAACGTTATGCCAAATATCAATCTACAATATGGATTCTTGGTAGTTGGTATAATGTTCTTGGCTTTATGTTACATGTTCGTAAACCTGATTTTTATAAGTTAATTGTTGGATATGACTTTGATAATTTATCTATTAATATAAGTGAAAAGATTTGTGAAGCTTTTACAGTATATAATCCGATAACTGTAAATAATATTTTTGCAGATGCAAATAAATTAGATTGGAGTGATCCACCACAAATTGTAATAAATTGTAGTTTTGAACATTTTTCTGATAATAGTTGGTTTGATTCCATACCAAATGGTACTTTAGTGTGTTTACAAACAACAAATATAACCAACAAGGAAGAACCATGGTTAGTAAAACAACCAACATCCTCAATAAATGAATTTAAAAATAAATTTATTTTAAGTCAAATTTGCATGTTTGGTATAAAACCAATACAACTTAACAAAAATGGTAAATATTATGAGCGTTATATGATGATTGGTTACAAATAACCATTCCAAACATATCCATCTACCATACCTAATTCATCTTGTAGCCAATCTTCAAATACTCCATCAATACGTAATGTGTATCTAAATTTAGGTTCAGGATCAACACCATGATAATCACGATTATTAAAGAAGTAACTTGTTGCACCTTGAGGTAAATAAATTTTTTGATTAATACTATCATCCCATACAAAACTTGGTCTCCAACCACCTGCAAAAAATAAATTAATGTTTTGATCTTTATGTGGGGTGACGTACAAATCACGATGTGCAGTAACCCCTGCATTTGGATAAGTAGTAAAAAATAATACCCTGCCAATTGTTTTAAAAGGCAATGTACTGATATATTTTATTAAATTAGGAAATAATTTTTTAGCTTCATCCGTCCATAATTTGTCGGGTTCGGTTAATTTTTCCAAAAAATGTTGATTACGCAGGTAATAAGCAAAAAACCATGGAATATTTGCTCCCATTGCGTAGTACATATATTTGTACATTGCTCTTTTTGGATCAGAACTATTTTTATCTAACCATAATAAGTTTTCTTTATGTAATCCTGTTTCGTCATATTTTTGTAAATCATAAAGCATTTCAGTAAAATTTATTTTTCCTAATTTACTTTCCGAAGCATGAACCGTGCCAGGAAACATCGCCATTTTAAATGTTTCAATTTGTGCCAATCCACGACAACATTCACTATGCAATTCAATATTTTTTGAAATATCAATATATGGATCCATTGAAATAATTGGATGTTTGTTTATACCAATGCCGCACAATGGCAATGATTCGTATGCAAAATAAGTTGTTTCCGCATTACTAAAACCAATGAGTTTATTTTCTTGTATCATTATAATTCCATTAATTTGTTATAATATTCTAATTTTTTTGAAAGTGTTTTGTCTTTAAAAAAAGTTGATAGTTCATGTTGAGTAAGATTTCCATTTAATAAGATAAAAATTTCCTCTAATGAATATCCTAGATTAATAATTCTCCCAATCCAAGTTGCTGCCCCAAATTTAGCTTTTTTTTGAACTCTTGGATCTCTCCAAATTCTGTGTACTAATTTTTTAGCATCTTCATATTTCATGTGCCCATTATCCCAATCATTTGTTGCAACAATAGTATATCCAAAATTTTTTGGATCTCGATCTATTTTACTTGATTTTCTACCATCATCTTCTACTTTTATTGCCAATGGCAGAAATCCAAATATATCTAATTTACATTCGTCACTTACTAAATAATTTACTGTATTCCAAATACTTTCTTCAGTTTCGTTGGGTAACCCTACAATAAAATTGCTTGCCATAATAATTTTATCTTTCCATAATTCACCACAATAACTTAAAGTATCTTTAATTTTTTGTGTAGCTAATCCTTTACCAATCTTTTTTCCTACTGATTCATTCAATGTTTCTATACCAAATTGCAAACTAATAGCACCACTTTCTAACAATAATTCACGCATTTGAGGGTATCGCCATATTAAATCAATCCTAGCGTAACTCGTATACTGCAACTTAAATGGTAAACTACTCACTACTTCACACAAAAAATTCATCTTGTCTAAACTTTCATTAATTAACTCATCACTAAACATGTAATTCGTTGTACCATATAATTCATAGTTGCGAAGAAATTCGTTGCGTAAAGTATCCGCAGTTTTTTGCCATTCTCCAATTTTTTTACCGATGTGATCGTATCTACAGAATGCGCATTGAAAGATACAACCACGACTAACTTCAATAGGAAGTGCTTCGTTTTGAAAAATGATATCATTAGGTTCAAAAATAATTTGGCTACGACTAAAATCTTCTTGGTTATATGGGTAGTCGTTACCATCTACAAGAAACGATGGACTTTGACGATGAGTAATTAATTCTTTTTTGTATAAAAGATGTTCAACAATAGCGATAATTGCTCGATCTGCTTTATTTAATACAACATAATCTACACCTTGCCAATGGCATATATTATTCATTCTTGCACCACCTAAGGCCACACGAACATTTTGATTAATTTGTTTTATATAAGTAAGGAAATCTACAAATCGTTGATCCTCCATTCCAAAGTTATATACTTTACCATGTATTCTTTTTTCGCTTAGCGTACAACTAAATCCAACCAATACAGTATCTTTTGTTATAAATTTGGTTGCTAAAGATGTAAGTTGTGCCCATGAATAATAAGAAAACACATCAATAACTTGACAAGTGTAGCTGTGTAATCGTAATTCTGTAGCTAATTTGTATGTACCTGCATATTTTCCATAACCAATAGTGTCTGCTACGTCTGTAAAAAGTATTATTTGCATATTGAAATATTTAGGACCTAAATATTATTATGAATTATTTGCGTCCAACAGGATTAAATTTATCAATCTTACATGGTTCCTTTTTATTATTAAGTATCTATGGATTGGTTACATATGATATAACAACAATTGATATACTTAATATTATTATAGGTTATTTTATTTTCAGTTGTTTGGGGTTTGTAATTGGTTTACATCGTTACTATGCACATCGTAGTTTTGTTTTTAAAACAAATTTATTAAAACATTTTTTTACTATCGTGGCTATATTATCAGTTCGTGGGAGTCCATTAGGATGGAGTTATATTCACCGTTTACATCATAAACAATCAGATACTATTAATGATCCACATAATCCAAAAAATGTTGGATTAAAAGTTTTAATGCCTATCATGATAAATTTTGGAGAAACTATACAAAAAAAATATATAAAGGATCTGTTAACTAAAAAACATGTTTTTATAAATGATTATTACGTATTAATAATTTTAATATGGGTAACTTTACTTAGTATAATAAGTATTAAAACAATGATATATTTTTATGCAATCCCTGTTATTTTAACGCATTTTGCTGCAGCCGCATTTATTTTAGTTCCTCATAGTAATGGTTATAAATCATTTGAAACTAATGACAATAGTACAAATAGTTGGTTATTAAATTTGTTTTTATGGGGGGAAGGTTGGCATAATAATCACCATCATAACAGTACTAACTATACCACAACTGTTCAGCCATGGGAATATGATATTGCAGGTAATATTATTAAACTTCTTAAAAAATAATGCTTACTACTTTAAGTATATTTGACAATAATTTTCATGTTGATCATAAAAATTTTATTCTTAAATTTTGTTTTGATGCATTTCAAGAAAAGGATGAACCAAGCCATATAAATATGTGGGATGATGATTGGGGAAATAACCCATCAACCTTACCGTACTTAATTTATCATAGCAATCGATTTAAGCAAGATAATGGTGATGTATTTGCTTTATTAAAGTTTGGTGAAATGATTGCCATTAGTGGGGTAAACAAATCAGATTTTGATCCTTATGTTGCACTTGGTGGTGTAAGAACTTGGGTCAATAAATCATATCGTGGACAGTTTTTAGTTGGTCGGCATCTATGTCCACTACAACTAGCGTGGGCAAAACAAAGAAATTATAAGACATTGTGTTTAACATTTAATGAATATAATAAACGACTTATACCTTATTTTAAACGGAGTGGTTTAGGCATACAGAAAAAACGCAATGTAAATAGCTTGTTTTACAATGGTCAATTTCATGTTGATTATCCACTTAAGATTAATAACACTAAGCAATATGTTGTCTATCATAAAATAGATGAGAGTTATGAACCTGATTGGAATAGTATTAGATGGGTGGAAGAACAGCAATAAATACTAACATGCAAAAATGGTATGTCAGCAATAACAATTTTACACAAGCACTACTTGCAACAAGTTGTGTAGCTAGTATATGGGCATTTTATACCTATGGCGTTACATGGCAAACAGTAGGATTAACTATATTAGGTTACTTTATATACGTTTGTTTGGGTATTGTAGTAGCATTTCATCGTTTTCACACACATAAAGCATATAACACACATCCATGGATTATAAAATTATTCACATTATTTGGATGTTTGGCAGGTACAGGCAGTAGTATAGTATGGGTAAGTATACATTTAAAACATCATTTACGAAGTGATAAAGAAGATGATCCACATACACCATACGTTTATGGTTGGAAATTGTTTTTTCATCGTTACCCCATGGACCATTCTGTAAAATGGCGCATGCGTGAATTAATATCAGATCCTTACCATCGTTTTTTACATCGTTATTATGTTTTGATATTACTTAGTTGGAGTGGGTTATTATACTTAATCGGTGGATGGTATTTAATGATATTTCTACATTGGGCACCTGTTGTACTCTCGGTGTTTATGAGTAACATAGTTAACTTTTCAGGTCATATGCCCAATTGGTTTGGTGGATCAAGACGATATAATTTAAACGATAGGAGTGCTAATAATTGGGTATGGGCTATACCAAGTTGGGGCGAATCATGGCACAATAATCATCATCGTTATCCTAAACGTTGGTATTATGGTGAAAAATGGTATGAAATAGATATTAGTGGTTTAGTAATTAAAGTTATAAAATATAACTAATATTTAGAATTATATAAGCTAGCTTTGTTACCCGTCAGTAAAACCATTATATATATTATATACCCACTTATATCAATTTCCCACCATTTTTTTTGAAAAGTATACGACCATGGTTCTGCATGATGATTATTATGCCATCCTTCTCCCCAAGTAATTGCGCTTACCCACCATGTATTTTTACTGCCTTCGGTTGTTTCGAAATTCTTATACCCATACAAATGATTAGCATAATTGCTTATGTTACTTGCCCAAATCTGTAAAAAAATTGGTACAACGAATACAAATAGAAAAATTTTTATATCTATTAATATTAATAAGATTGCCCATGTTATTAATATTAGATTATAATATTGGTGTAAGAAAATGTGAAATTTATCTCTTAGCAATACTTTAGCATCAAGTGGGTTAAATTTGTAATTATAGTTTGTAAGCATTAATCTCAAACCTAGGATATGTGGACTGTGTGGGTCTTTATCTTTATCACTATATTTGTGATGAACATTATGAACTGCTAACCATCCAATAGTTGACCCTGTACCACCAATAGCACCAAAAAAACTAAAAATATATTCTAATATTTTGGGCATTTTAAATGCTTTATGAGAAAGATATCGATGATATGTTATAGTAATACCTAAACAACCTGTTAAAAAATACACAAAAATTGATATACTCCACCAATACCAACTAAAATTTAAAAAAAGTAAACCGCAGGTAATAATGGTAGTTAAAACCTGTAATATTTTTATGCTTTTAACGTTTGAATAAAACATCTTTACTTTATAATATAAATATATCAATATTTATCGGTAGAATAAATATTGATATATTATAGGAATTTTTTTATGGGTTATTGCGTATATAAAACAACAACTGTTATAAATGACCACAGTCTTCTTAGAGGTACCGTAGATGAAACTTTACACGCTCTGTTTCCTTACATTTTTAAACCAAATAATATTTTAAAGTATATGGAAATATGCAATTCGTATGTAGTAAATGGTACGCAAAAAGCATTTAAAAGATATTTAGCTAGTCATCTTTTAGTTACTGAAAGAGTATTTGTGTCGGAAGAGATTGCACAAGAATGTAAAACTCAGTTAGACGTAATTTATGAGGATAATAAAAGTATTCAAAATCATCCTGAAAAATTTGAATTCATATATCAAATTTATAATATTACTGATAAAGAGGCTAAAAATTTATATAACTTATAAATAATGTCGTTACATTTAAGCACATTAACTAAAATTAGATTTTTACTATTGATAACACATGTTCTGTTTATTACAGCATTTTTTATATCAAATGTAGAATGGTACTATTTTTTGATAACGTTTTTATCTTACATTGTTATAGGTAAAATAGGGGGAGAAATTGGTTACCATAGATTATTTGCTCACAAAAGTTTTAAAACAGATAAATGGAAAGAACGGTTATTACTAATATTAGGAAGTCTAAATTTTGTAGGGAGTAGTTTACATTTTTGTGGCGTACATCGTGTGCATCATGCCACCGCCGACACCGATAAAGATCCACATAGTCCTTATTTTAATTCACTTATAAAAGTATGGTTAATTATGTGGAAACCGTTTATAGTAAATCCCCGATCAATCTCTGATTTAATTAAAGATCCATGGCATAGATTCATACACAAATATTATTTTACATTATCGTTTTTAGTAATTTTACTTTTTGGATTTATAGATTTTAAATTATTAATTTTTGGAATTATTATACCATCAGTTATTCAATTCCATGTTGGTTCGTATTTGATTGATATAGTATGCCATAAGTATGGATACAGAAATTATAATACAAAAGATCAGAGCAAAAATAATCTCATTGTAAATATACTAACAGGTGGTAGTGGTTTACATAATAATCATCATGCCCGACCAAACGAACCCTACTTTAATCATAAAAGTGATGAATTTGATCTCCCAGGCCTAATCATCAAACATTTACTAATTAAAAATGAAACAGCTAATAATTGAACATCTTAAGAACATACCATTTATGACTTTAGATATTAATTTTGATTTTGAAAGTATAAAGTATGAAGTATTAAAAAACAATGTTTGGTATGATTACCATCCACCATACTTTGAACTTACACCCTTTCTTAAAGAATTACATAATTCATATAAACACTGTGCATTGACAACAATTCATAAATTTAAAAGTTCATCGATAGTAAGAGAACATTTTGCTAGATGGAAAAACGAAGAAAAAACAGTGTTAGAAGAATATTATTCATGGCCTCTTGAAGATCAAAAATGGTATTATACTGAAGTTGCTGAAAGATTTCCAATACTATTAAACTTAATAAACTCTATTACAGATAAACCGTTAATGGCAAAAATAGTTAAATCTGAAGGCGGACATTCATTAGGATGGCATAGTCATCAAAATGATCCACTAATTAAAAAATATAATACACCTGAGCAATGTATACTGCATATTCCAATAATTACTAATAGCAAAGTAGTTCATATTGTTACTAAAGAAGTACATGAAGATCGCTATCATTTTAAAGATTTAGAATATTATCAAAATGATAGTAGATATTTTGTTGAGAATTTATCTATAAAAAAAATTTGGTTTTTAAATAGTTATCACCAACATTCGTATAAAAACTATAGTAATGAACATAGATTTGATGTTCTTATATACAATGACACAAGAGATAATCCAAAATTAGAAAAACTGATTGAAAAATCAATTTCATCCTACAATGGTAATTTTTTATAATGTTTAATAATATTAAAAAACCAAATATGGACATACAATTTAAAATATTAATTGTATTTCATCATTTAGCATTGTTATCACTATTTTATTTAGATTTGGATTGGGGTTGGTTGTGGGTATCCTTGCTTGGATGGATTCTATTTGGAAAAATCGGTGGTGAAATTGGATTTCATAGATTATTTGCACATAGAAGTTTTCAAACTCAACTGTGGAAAGAAAGAATTCTACTTGTATTAGGTAGTTTGAATTGTTTGGGCAGTAGTTATGGATGGGTAGGAACACATAGAATACATCACAGATATAGTGATACAAATAAAGATCCACAAAGTCCTAGGCATTACAAATGGTATAATATTTGGTTGGTTAATTGGATCCCAGTTAAATTTAGTCCTAAACTTGTTAAAGATTTAGCGATTGAACCTTGGCACTTATTTTTTCATAAGTATTATTTTTTAATTGTTACAATAATATATTTTACATTAGCTATAATAGACATTAGAATTGCTGTTTTTCTAATAAGCGCAAGTGCAGTCTGGACTTTTCATACTAGTAGTTTACTTATAGACATAGTCTGCCATAAATGGGGTTATAGGAATTTTGATACAAAAGATGATAGTAAGAACAATACTTTAGTAAATATTTTAATGTTAGGTAGTGGGCTACACAATAATCATCATGCCGATAGTAAAAGTCCATATTATGCAGTGAAAAAATATGAATGGGATCTTCCAGGATATTTTATAAAATACTTTTTAATTAAAATATGAAATTATTTGCTCTTTTAAATTTACCAACCTTGCCAACAAATTTGAGGAATGGAATTGAAAATGCTATTGTTGGAGATCATATGCAGGCAATTAGCAATAAAAAAATATTACAAATTGATAAAACTGAAGTTAATGATGCTGTATATAAAAGATGGCCTTTAGAAAATCAATACATAGACTATGTAAAGGAAATAATCCCAGAATTTAATCAAACAAATTTTAATATAGGATTTCAAAGTATTAAAAATTATAGTAATGAATTAAGTCAATTACATCCTCATACAGATGGTAAAGTTCGTGGACCTTTTTGTATAAGTTTTATTCTTAATACAGGTGGATCAAATGTTGAAACTTTATGGTGGAAAGAATTTGGTAATGATTTAATTAGATCTCCTTGGTCCCATGTTTGGGATCTAAATTTACTGGAAAGACAAGACAGTATCATATTTCCTGAAAACAATTGGAATATCATGCGTACTGATATAATTCACAGTGTGCATAATATAAAAACAAATAGATTATCTTTCACTATTGGTTTTTTTGATGAAAAAATTTATTATACAATAATTAAAAAATATTCAATATGAATTTATATAAATTAAGAACAATTTGGGCTATTGGTATAGCTTGCTGGATATTTTCATTTGTATATGGATTTTATACTGGTAATTGGTTATGGACCTTACTATCATTTTTAGTTGCTAAAATTGTGGTTATTCCAGCCAATCATATTGCCATGCATAGATATTTTGCACATCGTAGTTTTGTAACTACAAGGAATAAACATAAATTCCTATGTTGGGCTAGTGTGTTAATTGGTGCTGGAAGTCCAGTGTTATATGCTACAAGTCATAGACATCATCATCAATATAGCGACCAAGAAAGGGATATTCATAGCCCAAAAAATAATATTTTTGAATCATTGGGGCTATGGGAAATAAAACCTTTTGATTGGTTTAGAAATGTAAAACAAGTTAGAACATTGCCAAAAGATATTATAAGAGATCCAACGGTACAGTTTGTTCATCATAACTATTTTAAGATTTGGGCTATTATAGGTATTGTATCTATATTACTAGGTCTCTTTAATTGGAAAATACCTGTTTTTATTATTGCTGCTCCAATTGGATGGTATATCTTTGGTAGTGGGGTATTTGTGACAACATTGAGTCATATACCTACAAAATTGTCTTATAGAAATTTTGAAACAACAGATAATAGTCAAAATAATAAATGGATACATTGGTATACATTAGGTGAAGGATTACATAATAATCACCATGCTAAACCAAATGAATACAATCAAGCAATGGCTCCTGGTGAATTTGATTTTAGTGGTTGGTTGGTTAAAAAAATCTTCGTTATCGATCCTAGTGATATAAAAGCTTATAAAATATAATCAGATGACATATAACCAAAAAATTAATATCCTGGCAATTATAAGCTATCAATTAAAGATAATGAAAAAGATTTTTGTGGTTGGGTAATAGAAAAATTTTTTATGAACAATAGCCACGATAATATATCAAATTTGAAACATGAATAAATATGCAATTGTTGCTATTGGATTAGTTGATCCTCTTGGATTTAATAGAACTAATAATTGGAAAAAATACATTAATGGTGACATTGCTGTACAACCAATTACAAATTTTTCTTTAGAGGAATATTCAATAATTAAAATTACTCATGCTGCAGAAGTAAATATTAATGAGTTAGACATAAATGAATATATTTCAACCAATGAAAAAAAGAATCTTGATCGTTATAGTATAATAGGATTTTATGCTTGTAAACAAGCAATAAACGAATGTAATATACCTAATCCTAAAAACACAGCATTAATTTTTAGTTCTTTAGGTGGTGGTGCATCAACCACATTAGAATGTACAAAACAGTTGTTAAGTAATAAAAGATCTACTCCACGACAGTGTTTAGCAGCACAAAGAGATTCTCTAACAAGTTTAATAAGTAAAAAGTTTGGATTTTATGGTGCAACTTTTAATATTACAAGTGCATGTGCAAGTGGTATTATGGGTTTAGATTATGCTATAAAATTACTTAATGATAATGATTATGAACAAGTTATTGTAGGAGGATGTGATGTTATGGTAGATCCAATGAACATTTACATGTTTCAATCACTTGGTGCATTAGATACTAGAGTTCCTCCTAAAAGTAGTCCATTTGATATAAATCGTAATGGATTTATTATGGGAGAGGGGGCTGCTGTTTTTATTATAAAAAAAATAGAAACAGCCATATCTCATGGTGACAACATATTAGCAACTATCAATGGTATTGGTTACGCTTCTGAGGCATATCACGATACAGCAGTACACCCAAACGGTTTAGGTGGTAGAAATAGTATTGATATGGCTTTAAGAAAAGCAAAGTTAAAGTATGAAGATATAGATATTATAGGGGCACATGCTACTAGTACTCCCAATGGCGATGAAGTAGAATATAATATTATTGCTGACTATTTTCCAAATTCTCCTGTTATGGCATTAAAAGCTAATATTGGACACACTATGGCTGCATGTGGCTTAATTGAATTAAGCTATCTTATTGAAAGTATAAATAATAACCAAATAAGTTTCATACCAACCCTCCAACATTGTATAGGTGACAAAATTAATTTACCTAAAGTATCTATTATTAGCGAATTCAATATAGGTTTAAAAAATAGTTTTGGTTTTGGAGGTAAATGCGCATCTATCATTGTAGAGAAATATAATGGAAATAAATGAATTTATAATAAGAAAATTAGATATTAATGACTTAAATATTTACATAGAATTATTTAATAGTAATGAAAAATTATTAAGACTTAAAAAAAAACAAGAATATTCTTCAATTATGATTAATCAATTTTCAAACGATTTAAATAACAAAGATAAATTAGTTTATGGTGCATTTTATAACGATGAATTGATTTGTGCACAAAGTGGTTATTTTCCACCAACCATTCAATATTGGTATGCATTTAACCAATTTTCTAATTTTAATAAAAAAGATTTGAATAATTATAAACTTAGCATGAGTGTATGGGGAAAATGTATGTATATGCTTATGGAACATGGAGAACAAAACAATTATTATAGTTTTTATAGCAGACGTGATTTAAAACATCAACGAGCACTTGATAAAGTATGGAAGAGATTTGTTTCAGATGGTATAATTGAAAATAAATATAATTGCTTTTATGAAACTATTTATAAAGCAAATGAACCATGCAAATCACGTTTACATAGTTTTTATTTTCCTGAGTATAGAAAAACATTTGAAATAGATACAGTAATATGTTTATTTGCATTAAAACAACAATATCGTGTTAAATTATTAAATTTAGAAGGTTAATATGTTTCAAATAATAAAATCATCAATACAAATAAGAGATCGTTTTGTAATAAATCTTATACCATTGAGTGAGAATCTAAGATTTTATGATTGCGGATATTCAAGATTTATTGTAGGATTTGGAAGTTTTATTAGCGAAGATTTTGATATTAAAAATTCATTATTTACTGTAACAACGACAAAAGAATTTAACCTTAATGATATTACGGGTGGAATGGTCATCGAAATGCCAGGTTTCTGTTTTGCTGAACAATATATGGCAATTTTAAATGCAAGTTTAGTGGGTAATTTATCTTATATTGATGGTTGTAGCAACAGTAATATTATAAGTCCGCCTAGAAATGGTGATCCTTGTCTAAATTATTTATATTTCCCAAAAAATATTAATCAAACTTTTCACACACATCCAAGTTTAAGGATAGGATTTATTACATCAGGACGTGGTATTGCTGAAACAACAGATGAAAAATTCAATTTAGAAAAAGGTGATGTATTTATTTTAGATAGATATGCTAGACATAGATTCAAAACTAATAATAGCCATATGAGTTTAGTAGCTTTTCATCCCGATAGTGAAGATGGGCCAAGAGATGAACATAATCCCATGAAATCACGAACACATATTTAAATTATCAATGATTGAAAACGATTCATTTTATAAAGTAAATAATCAATTTTTTTTACATAAAATAGATGCCGTTCTTGCAGCAAATCCATATAAATATAACATAGAATGGTATTTTAATGATAAAGAATATTCTAAAGTAAATTGGACTATCGAACCTGATACTTCCCTACATGTATTATATGAGCAACGAGCAAAAGAACTTAGAGATAACTATGATTATCTAGCAGTATTTTGCAGTGGTGGCGCAGATAGTAGAAATGTTGCTTTATCTTTTTTAAGAAACAATATACATATTGATGAAATTATTGCTTCAGCACCGTTAAGTGGTCTTAGCAACTTTAAACATAATAATACTGATACTTCTCATAAAAACACTATGAGTGAAACTTATTATGCTCAAATTCCTTTTATTAAACAAATCGAAAAAGAGTATCCTAAAGTAAAAATTACTTTACATGATTATTTTCAAGATATTTTAGATTTTAAAACTGACGATTGGCTATATAGAAGCGAAGATTGGGTTCATCCTTCAGGAATTGCAAGATATAGATTAGAGCGACAAAAACATTTAGTAAAATTAGCAGATTTAGGATTAAAAATTGGGTTTGTATATGGGATAGACAAACCAAAAATTGCTATTGATAATAATTCAGTTTATATGGTTTTTAATGATTTGGCATTGAATGTGGCAAGACCCGTTTTTGATCGAGAATATTCTAATGTTAACAATGTTCCATTTTATTGGGCAAAAACTTGTACAGCTTTGCTCATAAAACAAGCTCATTCTGTTGCACGTGCTGCAGTAGATGAAACAACTGATGTAAGTAAATATACGGTTAATACAGAAAATCATAAATTTTTAAACGATGTAGAAAAAAGAATTAAACATAGTAAGTACGAAAGAAGCATTATTCCAATACTTTATCCATCAACTTACACTAAAATATTTCAAGCAGAAAAACCAACAAAAATAATTTTAGGAGAGCATGATCAATGGTTTTATGATCTGCATAACACTACACGAGTATTTGATATGATTACATCTGATACTAAACATTTTTATTCAACTATTGATTCAATATACTTGAATTCAAGTAAAACAGGTCTTATGACACAAATTAAACCTTACTTTATCGGAAAAGTAGAAAATTTTAAAAAAATCAATAATTAATTATTGATTTATCGATAATCTATTAATTACATCTGAAAAATTTTCAAGATATTCTCCATTCCACTTTTCTCTGTATTGTTTAAATATTTGCAAATTTGGATGATTCATTAGATTAGATTGATAAATTTCTTCATATCCTGTATATTTTATACGTGATTTGGTTACAAAGTCATAACCAGGCATATTAAAACCTGATCCATTATTAAATACATACGATTTACTTGAATTACTACCTGTTTTACCTAATATCATACCCATTCCTAATTTCATAATTGTTGGATCAATTAAAAAAGAAAGCATCATTTCAGATGTATAAGATAATAAAAAAGGACAACCATTTAAATTAAATTTTTCATAATATCGTAATAAACTATGAATATATTCTAATTCTTGTAATGCCCAATAATTTTTTTCAGGTACATATTTTATATAGGGTGGATCATTGCCCAATAATGTAAAACCATCCATTTTTTCAGCTACATACATTGTCGCAGGGATGGCTATCGAACAACATTGAACTGATTCTGCTATTTGTATGTTTTTATCTGTATCGATAAACTGTTCAAAATTCAAATCGTATATGGTTGGAGTAATGTTTTTAAAATTACAAAATTCATATGCATATTTAATATCATGCATATTAAGAATTTCATTTTTATTATTTTTTAATTCAATAATTATTATTTCAAATTCCATTCCCAAATATAGTAATACTTCGCATACATATTGGCTGTCAAGTCCTCCACTAAATAAAACTTGAAACTTACCTGTTTTATTTTCATAAACATATTTTACAGCTTCTAAAGTTTCTTCAAAATATGTTTTTACCTTGCGTGTAGGAGGATCAATATTAACGTGCCATGTTGTACCATTTCCTGTACCATACAAATAATTATTTTTAATTAATTCCATTTTCTTTTAAAAAATTCCTAAAATGTATTTTTTGTGTTTCTAGATTATGTTTTGGAAATTCAGTAATTAATTCTGCTTGTGTTTTATCCTGCAACCAAGCTGTTTCCCAAACATCTTCATTTAATTTCCATTTATCAATATTTTGTTTATCTGTATATTTAAATATATGGACATTTGATTTATTTCCATTAGGGATAGCGACGGTAATGAATAATGCTCCGTATTGCCATTCAATCATTGTATATGGATAAATTGCAATCCACAATGCATTTCGATCCACTTTTTGAACATTGCCATTGTTATAATAACTCCACATTACATTTAAATTTGTTATTCCAATTTTATCATAAACCCCTTTATGCACAGATGGAATGTGATCAACATCTAAAAATAAATCCATAATAATACGATAATCAGCTTTTACAACATCAATTCGATTTTCTATCAAAACCATATTGTCAAAATTTTCAGTAATGTAAAAGTCAACATCTGAGCTTAACAATAATCCATTCCATAAATAAACGTTTTCTTCTTTTAAGTTAATTTTATTTTTGCAATAATATTCTGTTCTACCTGAAGATATAGATTGTCCATCTATTGTAAAAGACCAATTATGATACGGGCATACTCTAATACCTGATCCATCAGTAGATGATATTAAACTATTTTGATGTGGACAAATATTTGAAATTAATTTAAATTTATCTGAATTTACAAGAACTTTTTTTTTGTTAAATTGATCTAATACATAATATGAATTAGGTTTTACTGAGTTAATGTGAGCTAAAAACATAAAAGTTTATTTTATTGATATAAGTTTAATTAAAAATCCTGATATATCTACTTGATACCATTTTTCTCCAAAATAACTACGTTTAGGAAATCGATGATGATTATTATGCCATGCTTCTCCCCAACTTGGTATAGCCCACAACCAACTATTTACGCTTTGATCATTAATATTATATGTTCTAAAACTCCCAAGCCAATTGGGTTTGTGTCCGAAATAATTAACTACATTACTCATAATTGCTGTGAGTGCTGCAGGTGCCCAATGAAAAAATATAACTAGGTACATCCCACCCAACATAAACAATACTATACTATAAATTAAATTTATTAAAAAATAATAACGATGTAAAAACTGTTGAAATTTATCTTTTACTAGAGAGCGCATACGCCATTTTGTATCTATGTTAACATTATCAACATAATCCAAAGTGAAAATTTTAAATCCCCTATAATATGGGCTATGTGGGTCATCAGGTTTATCACTTTTAAGATGATGATTTATATGTATTGCCACCCACGCTAAAGGACTTCCTGTACCCGAAAAACACCCTAAAATAGAAAATAATTTAACAATAAATGAATGTGTCTTAAAACTATTATGAGTTAGATATCGATGAAAGGTAATTACCACTCCTAAACAGCCATACAAAAAATAACCCAAGATTATTAATCCTAGTTCTTTTATTGTAAATCCATAAAGTATTGTAGCAAAAAAAATACTTACTAAAGAAATTACAAAAAAAATCTGTGCACCCAATGTGCTGCTTGCAAAAAAGTTTTTCATATTAATATTTATTGTTACTAAATTAAATAATTTTTTTACGAAATTGTTCTTGTAAAACTCTTTTTTTAATTATAATATCATGAGGTTTTGTTTTACCGCCCATTAATTTAAAATAGAGGTCTATAGATGGTACAGTATTTTTTGGGACAATATCTAGAGAAATTCTATCATATCTTTGTAATGGTATATAATTATTTTTGTCAATTTGTCTTTCGTATACACGTGATACTTGTGCAGATATACAATAATAGTATTCATAGTATGCATTTTCTTCCGCAATATCAAATGCTTTTTTAATTAATAATCCAATTTCAGGATTGTTAAAAGAGAATATATTATATTTTTTAGTAGTAAATAAGCCTGAGATCATCCAATATCGTCCCCTAGTGTTGTTATTTCTATAGGCTAAACTTATTGAACTAATTAAAATATTATTTTCAAAATAACCAAAAATTTTATAGTTTTCATTAAAGTCAAAATATTTACTATATATTAATTCATAACTTTCTATATTTAATGCTTGTGTGCCGCCAATTTTCTTATGACATGTTAATAATAATTTAAACTTGTCAAAGTCTTCAGGTCCTAATAATTGTCTAGTTTTCATAAAGTAATTAGTTTTTTTTCAACAAAATAATTTACTGAATCCTCATAAGTTGTATTTGGGATCCCAATACTTAAAATATATCTCATATTATTGGAAAAATTAAAAACACAATGTGTTTTTTTTACATTAATTAAATAGTAATAATTTGGTTCATATTGTAATTTATAAATATTTTTATACGTATTTCCTAGAGAATATTCTCCAAATGCACAAAAACTATCAAATCCATCAATTAACATGTTTATAGCTGAATGTCTTATTTTATCAAAATGCCAATCATAACAAGTATTTGGATTAGTTCTAAAAATGCTTAACCTAGTTTTACAATCTAAATGTTGAATAGCTTGAAAGATTTCTTTATCATTTTTAAAATGATCTATATCTAAAGTAAAAATAGTTAGTCCAAATAATTCTTTCCACATTGAATTATCAGATGATTTTACTATTTTTAAAATATTTTCAGTAATATTAGACATTGTATTTAATTTTATAAAAAAATCAGACTCTTTCATTTTTTTACTAACCGTATAAAAATATTTAATGGATCAAACTCATATTTTAAAAATTTTGTTGTATTTAATTTTGGATTATAATGGTGATTATTATGCCAAGCTTCACCTAATAGTAAAGGAAACAACCACAAATTGTTTTTACTATTATCGTTAGTAATATGATTTTTATAACCATACGTATGTCCAAAATAATTAAACAAATTTTGACTTAAATGAACAATGGTAATTGGTAGTATCCATAAAAAATAAAATAATTCCACACTATAAAGGCTAATAGGTATAATACAAAATAATAATAACAATACATAATACTTATGTATAAAAATTTGTTCTTTATTCATTAAATCTTTAACTAAAAATAGTTCCATGTTTTGTGATTCCATACTTTTATAATGTTGAAAACCAAACAATTTTAATCCTAAATGTAGGGGACTATGAGGATCTTTTTCTGTATCACTAAATCTATGGTGTTTCCTATGAATATATGCCCAACCTATAGGACTTCCTCTTGCACTTAAAATAGTGAAAAATGTTAAAATTATTCTTATAAAATCGTATTTAAATTCAAAAGATTTATGAGAATAGTAACGATGTAACATTAACCAATTACCTAAAATATTTAAAACGTAAAAACTTAAAATAAAAATTAAACAATTACTAATAGTAAAATTAAAGTGGAAAAAACCTAATATTGACAATACTGCGGAGCATGTTGTAATAATAGCTATATTTGTAGAAGTAGATCCAACAATCATAAAAATTTTATAGTATATAATTTATATTTTTCTATGCTTGAAGTCAAATAATCAACATTAGGTGATCCAAAACAAAATACTTGAAGTATTATTTTTTTTCGGGTAGAATCAAAATCTGTCCCATGCCAACAATATTTGTCATTATACATAAACCAATTAGTGTCGTTTGGCATTTCAATATAATATCTTTGCCCATTTCTATCGTATGGTTTTGTAAAGTACCATTGTTCTGAAACATTTTCCCCATGAAAAAAAGCTCTTAAACTCCATTTATCTAAGTCATCATCCGTATGTGCCACAAAATCCGTAATACTTTGAACTAATCTTATAGTATGTAAATTAGTGCATAAATTATTTAATGACTCAAATAGGTTTGGTAAAGAATCTTTTATATCAAAATAAGGTGCTGAATATACTAAAGGAATGTCAAATTTTTTAAAAATATCTAAACCAATCCAAACATTTTTAGTTCCTACTAATGCAGGGGTAGTTTTAGTATTAATTTTTTCTTTAACTAATATTCGACTGTGTTTATTCCAAATATTCCAAAATATATCCCAACTATCAGGTTTTACTATAGGCAAATTAATTGGAGTAAATATAATCATTAAGATATTTATTAATTTTATGGATACTAATAATATTTGGTTTAGTGGTATTGGAGAATTTTGTAAACATACACACAATTACTATAACTCAACTCATTCAGCAACTTATCATTGCGAGATCCGTGATCAAGAAATAACATCTAAAAATATTACTGAAGCATTTTACAAAAACTTAGGCGACTATAGAGGAACTTGTGAATTATTATATAGTGGAGGACTTGATAGTGAACTAGTGTTAAAGTTTTTAATTACACAAAAAATACCAACTAGTGTAATTACACTTCGTTTAATAAAAAATGGATATCCTATTAATATAGTTGATTTGTATTATAGTGAAAAATTTTGTAGGGAAAACCATTTAAAACAATATTTTTTTGATTTAGATATTGAAAAGTTTTTTAATAATTTTCAATATCTAAATTATTTAAAAATATATAAAATTAACCAATTTCATGTGGCTAGTCATTTTTGGTTAATAGAAAAGTGTCATACATATCCAATATTGGGAGGAGATTATCCATGGCCTTGGATTACTAAACCTTTATTAAGTCCATTTAAATATGATTATCAATGTTATGATTTATATATGAAAGAAAAGAGTATAAATGGGATTGGAAACATGTTAGGTAATAGTATAGACAGTGTTTCTATACTTTTAAATGCACATAAAGATAATTTTTTTAATAATTTTAATGGGCATGCACTAGTTCCTGTACTGAAACAAAAAATTTATAATAGTTTAGGATTAGGTAAATTTGAATTAAGAACAAGAAGTTATGGGTGGGATAATTTGCCAAGTTATATATTTAATCATGAAAAACACAAAATTATATCTTATATTTTACCCGAAACTAAAAATTCAATATCTTGGGGAAATATAATTGGAAATATTATTGGAAGTACAACAAACTATAATGATTTATTTTAATCATATGATTTTACCATCCATCCTAATTTTAATAAATCATCTCTTATTTCATCGGTTACCATACTTTCTTCAACAAATCCACTAACTGCTGTAGTATAGGCAGATGAAATATTAGAATGATTATCTAGCCAATGTATACCACTGCAATAATAATCAAGGTAATCTTCTCCTATCCTTAAGTTTGAAACAATTTGTCCTGCATATCTCCAAGATGCTGACCAATTTTGTTCATCTTTAATGATGGCAAAAGAATCATCTAATTTAAAAAAACGATTATTACATATTGCTGCGTACAAATTTTGGGCATACACCTTGCTGTTTTGTATTTTTTCAACCATCCAAGGTGTGCGTATAATGTCAAATTCTAGATTAGGTTTATTTTTAATGTCCATTTTTATTATTTAAATTTGTAAAGTCAAGTTTTAACAAACCAAAAGCCCACATAAAAATAGATACTGCTACCCAATTTTCAAATGAAAATTCAATAAAATGTAATTTAAAAAATAATGTGTTCCATGCCCAAATTAGTGCCAACGGTGAACCAATTAATATCAAAACAAAAAAAGTTAAACCTAATAGTCCTATAAGGAAGTTTTTATTATAATCTTTCATATTATATTTCCTTAGTATCGTTAATTTCAGTTGGTTTTTCTTTACCTTTAGTATAAAAAATATGATTGCCAATACGTTTTAACTTACGGTAAGTCCATTGTGGATTAACGTAAGTTGCATGAAAATAAAGAACATTATTTGGAAGTAAATCATGTCCATAGTTTTCAATTAATACTTTACGAGCAATTTCTTCTGCTTTTTTATATGAATTGCTATTAATGTTAGGTGTAACTTTACCCTGACATACCCAACTAAATTGACACAATTTTTTATAGATTGCAGGTTGCTTAGGATCAGGTATATTATGTTGAGCATAAACTACATTACATGGTGTGCTACCATAACCATGTAATACACGATTAATAACAACACGTGCAACAGCCACCTTACCCTGATAAGGTTCATTGCCTGCCTCATAATATATATTGGTAGCTAAACAACGTATTTGATCTTGTGTGATAGTTTTTATTATGGGATTATTTTTAACGACGTTAGACACTTCTTTTACGCTAGTAGAAATTTCTTCTGCAACATACTCTAACGAATCATTTCCAATTTTACTATTGAATAATTTCGGTTGATACAACTGTAAAGCTAGTGCCAACGGTATCAATAAGGAAATTAGTCTTATATTGCTTAATATAAGCATTTATTAACTCCTTTCTTACTGAAAATCTTACTATAGATTTTCTATGATTATAACATAAATGTCAAACAAGCCAACATTCACAGTTACATATAGTCACATCTTCTATTGCCTCCTCAACAGTATAACTTGAAGATGGTGGACTAACTAATTCAGGTGGTATAGTATTTATCACATCATAATTGGGAATAACGCCTGGAGTGGTGGGAAATCCTTCTTTGGTAGGTTCGGGAGGGTTTTGAATAACAATGTCAATACCCCCACTACCATCGGGATTTGTATTAGGAAGATTTGATCCTGGGTTCACTATGTTTATAGCTGTTATTGTTGCAGCAGGATTTTGCAAACCACCACTACCTGAAATAGATGGATTGTTTAATGGCAAACCAATTTCGGTCAATACAGGTTCTAGAATTGGAGCTATACCATTTGGTGGTAATATTCCATTAATATATATTTTTGGTGGGTTCGTAATATCATATCCGCTTCCGTTATTAATTAGAGAAACACTTGTTACTTTACCGTCTGTAACTACAGCTTTAGCACTAGCCGTTTGCGTTACTAGAAAATCATCTACATCGTTATATAAAACACCCCCAACTTGAGAAAGTCTTGATGCATTTCGTGCTTCACGCATAACACCAACTATACTTTGTCCTGCTAACGTATTTAAATTGGCAATGTTTTCAATTGATCTAGCGATTTCTTTGTACTCAGTTTCTGTAGCCCAATTTGGTAAAGATCTAACAAATTCATAAAAGTCACTTCGGTTTGTTCCTTGAGTAATTTGTTGTGGGCTTGGTGCACTAAAAACAATGGCACGCTGCTGTAAACTTAATAAGTTTCCTATAGAATTCCACAAAAAATTTAACAATTGCATTCGATCACCCGCATAAGTTGTAATGTTTGTAATTTCAACATTAGCTCGATTAGTTTCGTAGATAATACCTGGTTCATTTCTAAACTGTAAACTTGTATTTGATGATAAAGGAGCAGTTGTAGCATTACTTAAACTAATAATGTTGCCACTAATATTAGTAATTCTTGTGTCGGTAATAATACCAACACCATATACATATTGATTTTTAACTAACCCCAAAACTGATGACATTTCTAATGATGTTGATCCTGCGGGTTGAGGAGGATATGGAGGATTAGGAAATGGTAGATCATTTCTTGTTGTACGATTGAATATTAATCCATAATTAAACGTACTTATCGCCATATCATAAATGTTTTTGTAAATCTGAAATAAAAGTGATGTTTGTAATTCTCTAATTAATGGAATAATATTAGCATATAATACATTATATTGATCACCACTAATACTACCAATAAAATCAATCATGGTATAAGTACCACTATTTCCGCTACCTAAAGCAGTCAAATAAAGTGCATCGTCTGCTGCAATCTTTGATCCAGGTACTCCTTCATTATTATTAATTAAAGGTAAATTTCGATTTGTTATTTCAAGTTGTGATACAGATTGAGCAAATCTTTCAAAATTCATTTGCTTTAAATATCTTATTTGTTGTAATGTATAAGCAAATGATGCAGCGGGAATTGCAATTTCAGGCGGTAATGAACCACCTAAATATTCACTATGATCAATAATTCGTGTATTAACACCACCATCAACATAAATAAAATCATAAATTTTAACTGAAATTGTGTCTAAACTCCATCTTGGTACTGTTATACTACCATAAGAATTTGGAAACATTTTTTTAACATTTAATAAATCAGCTAGTGATGTCAAATTTTTAGTTTGACAATTAGTAATTATTTTAATTTCATCTAAATCTGTATTCTGAATTAGTAAAAAAGCATCATAAATTTGTTTCATTTGTGTAAAGGTTGCTGGAATTTTACTAATTAATATATTATTAATTTCTTCCGTTGACAATCCTTGTGTTAATAGAGCTAATTTCAATGAGTTTGTAATTGCATTAGTAGCTTGAAGTTGTAATAGTAACTTATCTGCTTGCCCAAAATATTCAATATCAGCTAAATTTATAGTATTACCTAAGGCAATTAAATCATTACCAAATGCTTTAAAAGCTAAGCTAACTCCTGCTAAATCAGATGTTGTTAAATCATTTATATTTGAGTATGAACCATCTAAAAATCCTTTTGTATTTTTAAAACTTGCAATTGTTTGGTTGGTCATATCCCTCCAACTTTTATGCTGACCAATACTTCTGCATAATCTTAAATAATGATTAGGTCTTGCTTCTGTTTTTAAATTCCAAAATTCATAATATGCTTCTCTAGCGTGACAAGCAATGTAACCATATTGAAAATAATTATCTGCCTCACTATATGCGTTAGGATTAAAAATAGTTGCATATGTATAATCATCTTTAGTCCAACCCGTTAACCAAGCGTAATTATCTATATTAGCAGTTGCACTCCATGGTGACGAAGTTGGACTAGGATATTGTGGATATACTAATGGTTCTTGTGGAGGGAATGGATCAGAGGGACCAGGATAAGTTCTTATAAAGTCAGCAGGTCTACTATTACCTAAAGCAGGAATTGTAGTACTTCCAATATTTAGTAACCCACGAAATGTGGTATATTGAACAACACTATATAATAATGGCAAAGCTGCTGTTAAATCTTTTAAAACAGTTGATGAGACTAAAGAGCCTGGGGTATAAACGTTAATAGTGGTAGGATCGTATACACCTTGAAAACCACTCACTGTAGGATTTATATTTAAACCCTCATTATTTAACAAACCACTTAAAACATTAAGTTGTAATGGTGTAAACTTACCTGTATAACTCATGGTACAAAAACGTTACTAGAACCTTGTATAATACTATGACCGCAACTATTACCACTACCTACTTTAAGTACAGCAGATCCTTCACATATTACTGTTGAACTAGCAGAAGTGGTGAATGCTTTTTTATGTCGTTCATCAGTAGGATGTGGAGTAATATCACTCACGTGTAACCCTACAGGTATACCATTGCAGAAAACAGTCTCAGAACCTCGAATAATCGCTCCACCTTCTTGATTTTTGTCACCTTTTCTGCTTAATGCTGGCATATTATTATCCTAAAATTACTTTCTTTTGTGTTGGTGTGGCAATACCTGTAGTTGCTTCAATGTATTTTGACCTAATTGCATCTTCAGTTACGCCATGTAACACTACATTATTAGTATTTAGTATAATATTTTTGTCATGGTCAACAGTAAACATACTTGGTATAAGACCCATCCCCTGCGGCCCAGGAGCAATGCTCACAGGATCTTTAATAATAAGGTAATTGTCTTTTTCACCAAATTCCACTACTTTAGCGACAAGTTCTTCACCACTATTCATTTTAAATGTATAAATCTCATTTATTTTAATATTCACATTAACCTCTGTTTAAGTTGTTCAAATCCACCAATGTATTCATCATCTAAGAATACAATAGGCACTGATCGGGCGGTTGGAACTGCACTTAATAAATCTTCTTTAGTCCAACCATCACCAATTTTACGCTCTTCAAATTCAATACCTTTTTGTGACAATAACGCTTTGGCTTGTTCACAAAATGTACAATGATACTTACTCCATACGATTGCTTTCATTCTTATCCTTTTTTATTTTATATTCTATAGCAAAACTTTCCATTAATTGTTCTATAACTTTGGGAAATTCTTTTTCAGGAAATTCACGTCTACCTAAATTTAATATTCTCATTGTCAAAACAATATTTTCTTTTTCATAAGCTTTTTTATTATCTACTCTATCTGCACTAATTGCAAGTGGATGATATGGTATATAATTAAATTGCTCGTCTAAAATAACTTTAGTCCAATAACATTTTCCATCTTGATTATTATAAATATCAACTATATCCTGTGGAGTAATTGTTATATTTTTAATAGGTCTATGACTTATTTTGTTTCTGTTCATACTCCACTTTATACTATTAATTATTTTTTTAGCAAGTTTTAAATCCATATATGCCTTATAAGTCAGGCAGTAATTCCTTTTCAACATTGTCACTCATTACACCAATAACATAACTTGTGCTTTCTGTTTCTTGTAGAGCAGCCTGTTTCTTGTTTACGTTTAAGTGTTTATTAAACCAAGGAATTGGGTTGCTCTTAGGATGACCGTCTTGATATTTAATACCAATATCTTTTAACTTTAAAAAAGCAGTGTAGTCAACAAACTCTTTTAAAATATCAGCATTCAATCCAATAACAGGTCCTTTCTTAAAAAGATAATCCGCCCATGCTTTTTCTTCACGTATAACATCTTGATACATTATATAAACTTCAAGTTCACATTCTGTTTTCGCTACTGCAAATCTTGGATCATCTTTAACAACTTGATTAATAATCCATGCTGTCCATTCAGTATGTAACAATTCATCTTGCAATATCAAACTAATAATATTACCATTACCAATAAAAATTTTATTCTCGACCATAGCTAAACTTGTCGCAAATGACACCATAAATCTAAATGCTTCTAATGCATAACTTGCGTTTAATGCTAACCAAATTGCTTTAATATGTACAGGTTCTAAAACTGTTTCTTTAGTAGGATCAGCGATTTCTTTAAGTGAATTCAATCTATGTAAGTCATCATAATATTTTCCTACACTAGATGCCATATCTATAATTTCTTGAGTATCATGAATGGTATTGAATACATCTTTGGGTACACCATAAATATTGCGAATTATATGACTATAGCTTTTACTATGAATATTAGTTTCAAAGAATGACCAATTATTAACCAATGCTTCTAATTCAGGTAAACTTACTACAGGCATAAAAACTTGTGATGGTGCACGACCTTGTATGCTATCAAGCGCAGTTTGACGAAGTAAATTAGAAGTAAATATGTGTTTGATTGCTTCAGTAGCATCTTTCATATCAATTTTATCTTTAGTCAACGTTACTTCTTCGGGAACCCAAAAAAATCCACGTGCAGTTTCTTCAAACTTTGCAATTTTAGGATACTTAACTTCTTCAAAACGTTGTACAGTTACTGCACCATCCAAAAACATTCTACGATTTAGGTAATCTACTTTCGTTGTTAAATTATATTGTTCTTTACTCATCTTTCAATCCATTATTAAAATTTATTATGCACTCCACTTGCTAACACTATTTTACATATATGTTCTAACCGTTCAATATGTTCAAATGCTCTCCATGGTGTACTATCTACTGCTACTACACCATGTCCCTTAATACCAACAATGTCATATTTTATAAAACCATTTAAATCTAATCCTAATGCTTCATGACATGCATCACCTAATTCTTGACTTATTGGTGGAACATCACCTACATTAGGTGCAACTTTGGTATATCTACTAAGTTCAGGGAAGCTTTTTACTAAATCTTGTAATATAATACCTGCATGCATTGCAGCTATAATGTAAGTAGGATGTACATGAACAACTACTCTAATATCTTCACTATGTTGTCCCATTTGTCGTTGTAACCCAAAATGTAAGGGTAATTCACCACTAGGCTGTAGATTACCACTAATATCATTTTGTTCAATGACTTCGGGATATTCAGTTATTCCTTTACAAGCAATACGAATTTTTTTAAACATATCATACTGCATTTTTTGTTTACGTACTCCACTTGGCGTAATATAAAAATGATTTCGATCATGATAACGTATAGAAATGTTTCCATCACGACTTGTTATCCAATTTCTATTATACGCTTCAACTAATATGTCACAACATGTTTCTAACATTTTATTTTAAATAATCCACTATCTGTGTTATTCTAAGTGTTTTCAATTGAGAAGATTTACCCGTACCATTATTATGTTCATAATACAAAATAGTTTCAACATTGTATTTTTTATACAATAAATCAATGATTCCGTTTATATCACTCACTGACTGATTTAATCTTTCGGTTAATAATTCTACTTCTTTTTCTTTCATCATAACTCCTAAAGTTTACATGCTTCACAATCTTCTTCAATTAATTCTGATTCAATAAGAGGCGTAAATGATGTGATATTATCATCTTTTAATACAGCTTTTGCACCCATTTTATTGATTAAACTATAATAATAAGTTTTTAATCCCCAATGTATACCCAACATTAAATTTTTCGCTATCAATGTAGCAGGAACTTTGCCATCATTATAATATGCAGGATTATAAAAAGTGTTTGTACTTATACTTTGATCAATATACGCTGCTAAAACTGCTGCTGTTTTTAAATAATCAACACAATCTGTTTGTTCCCACATAAGTTGATAACGACCTTTTAATCGTTTGTATTCAGGGACAACTTGTACAAAACTTCCTGCTTTACTTTCTTTTACACTAATTAATTCCATTGGCATTTCGATACCATTGGTACTGTTCAATACTACTGAGCTACTTTCAACGGGCGCAATTGCCATTAATGTAGCATTACGAATACCATATTTCTTCATTCTAGCTCTTAATGGTTCCCAATCAATACTTGGTGTAAAATCAGTTAATTCGTTAACACCTGATGCCCTACGTTCCCATGGAAATATTCCACGACCATAATAAGTATATTGGCTACGTTTACACGAACCACGCTCTTCAGCAAGTTCTACACTAGCTTCAGTCAAATAGAATGATTGATGTTCGATCCAACGCTTCACTTCAGCTAATGAGTCTGGGGCACCATATTTGAAGTTTCTACGTGCATGCCAATACGCTAAATTAGTAATTCCTACACCTAATGGTTCAAAATCAAGATTGGCTAATTGACTTTGAACACTAAGAAAATCTTGATACGATAATAAATTACTCAATGAACGAACTAATACACGACATGCCTTACGCATGTCTTGTGGATTACGAAATGCTCCCCAATTAATACTACCTAATGTGCACAACGCTATACGACCATTGGGGTCTTCGATACGCTGAAATGGTTTTGTAGGTAATAATATTTCTTGACACAAATTTGATTGATAGATAGGATCTGTTTTAGTATCAAAAGATCCTTGATTAATAACATTATCAATATTTACAAAATATATTCTTCCTGTATCGGTTCTTTCTTTTAATATGCCATTCTTAAAGATTTCTTCTGCTGAAATGATTTTTTTCTTAATATTTTTAGCATGCTCATACTTGACATATAACTTTTCAAATTCTTTAGTATCTCGATAATATGCTTCATATAAATCAGGTACTTCATGTGGATCAAACAGCGTGATATTTTCTCCATCCTTATATCTGCGCCAAAATAATTTACTAATAACTACGCTATAATCCATTTGACGAACACGTGTTTCTTCAGTACCTTGATTATTTTTAAGTACAATAAAATCTTCAAATTGTGCATGCCATATAGGTATTGTAACGGTACAACTTGCGTTACGAATACCACCTTGTGAACAACTACGTAAGTCAGCAAACCATTTTTTAAGGAATGGTACTAACCCTGTATGTTTTATTTCTCCGTTGCGAATGGGTGCACCTAAAGGACGTATACGACCAATTTCTAATCCAATACCTGCACGTTTACTCGCATATTTTGCCATCATTTCTCCTGCAGCGAATATGCTATCAAGGGTATCATCACTACTGATAAGAACGCAAGAACTGAATTGTTTAGTAGTAGTGCCAAGCCCAGCAAGCACAGGGGTGGCAAGAGTGAAATGACCATCTGACGCACATTCATAGTAATCCTTTACATATTTTAATCTTTTATCTTGTGGTTCTTTATGAAATGCTGTTGCTGCTGCAATGGCATATCTAATTTGAGGGGTTTCGTAAATTTTACCTGTAGCACGATTTTGTACTAAATATTTCTGACATAGTTGTTCGATTGCACTATATGTATATTTTTGATCTTTATCATGGTCTATGAATAATTCAATAGTATCCCATTCTTGTTCTGTATACCATGATAATAAATCAGGCGTATACATTCCTAGTTCTACGTTGGATTTTACAATATCGTATAAACGTGGTGGTTCATATTTACCATATACCTCTTTACGTAACATAGAAACACGTTGACGACCTGCAACATATTGGTAGTTTACGTTATTAATATCAGGATTTTCAGATTCATCGATTAAATCTACCATTGCTTTTAATAGTAATTTATCAATTGTTTCTGTAGACATACCATCAGTAAATTGTATTTGTGCACGAATCTCAATCATACTAGGACTAACATTATCTATTCCACGGCATCCATTTTGTACTTGTCTTTGTATTTTTGCGATATCTAAGGGGACACTTGTCCCATCCCTTTTTATTACATTGATTGTCATTCTTACATCCTAAATTATTTTAATTTTATAAAAGATAGCGATATTTCACGCTTGACTGTGAAATCTTTGAAACAATTATTTAGAACCATCCCAGGCCAATAATTAAGTACATATTTTGCGTCATCGACTGTGACTATGGGTATTTCTTCAGCTTGTGAATCAGTAGCTATTAGTAATTTTATGTTATATATTCCATTCATTTTAAGAGTATATACAATTCCTAATGCTCTAGTCAATATGCAATACATATTTTCAGATAATAAAGTCCATGGATCAGGCCAATTATTATAATCTAAAGGATGTAAATAATGAGTTATTAATGGTGCCATCTGCCACCATTCATCTATTCTAACGCATTTTTCTTGTATTGGTAAGTCTTTTATCGATAAACGTAAGTCTCTCCAACTACGTAATCGTTGATGAAATGAGCATTGAAAAATATTCATTTAATACTGTTAAGTACTTTTAATCCAAAATGCCTGAAAATAATTTGTAGTAGATATCTCACTCTGCCATACACCACCTGTTACCGAATTAACAGCAGTAGCAATAAGTTCATCGGTTGTTCCATTCATGTAAACCATGGTAGAAATTGCAGTCGATCCAACAATTCCCCATGTTGGTGTTTGTGCTACCTTAGGACTTTTAGCAATAATTGTTCCATTCTTTTTTAATAATATGTAGAAAGAACCATTTGCCACACCTGATGCTAATTCAGGAGTTAATACAACATTTACTTGATAAAATCCTTCTACTAATGGAGTGAATACGCCTGTTGTTTCATCATAATAATTATCATCATTTACAGTAGTTGTGTTGTAAATTAAATCAACGTTACCTGCAGTTAATGTTTGATTTACAGAATTGTACGCTAAAAATAACGGTCCTTTTATACCCGTTAATGCAGAACCATTACCTTCAAAATAATCTGCAACAATATTGCCATTTGCAGTAAAACCACTAGCAAGATCTAAGTTTGTAACAACAACATTACCTGTAACAGTTAACGTACCACCAATAACAGCATTACCCGTAGCTTGTACGTCACCATTAGCATATAATTCAATATAGTCAGTTATATTACCAATCGTTAAATTAGATAATTGTCCAATCTCTGTGATGTATGGTTGGCTTGATGTTTGTAATTCACCATAAATGCCATTGTTTGCTATTAAAATATTGGCTGTAACATTGCTTCCTACTGAAATCGTATTACTTACAATAAGATTTACTAAATTACCAACTGCAGTAATATTAGGTTGAGAAGCAGTTGTTAACACCCCTGTCAATAAATTTGATGTTAATGTATTAGTTACTGTAATATTAGGTGCAGATATTGTATTACTTGAATTTAATACACCACTAACGTTTATACCTGTATTAGATACAACAACTACGTTAGGTGTACCAATTGCACTAATATTAACATTACCATTGACTGCGGGAATAGATACGTTACTATTGCCATTAGCATACAATCCGATTAAGTTAGTTGCAGTGATATTTCCACTGACTACTAAATTATTAAAAATATTAGCTTGTGTAGCAGTAAAATTAGCAACATTATTGTTATTAACATTAATACTAATATTCGCATTAGTTGCTACTAATACATTACTCGTACCATTTGCTAATGCACCAACAAAATTTTCTGCGTTGACATTACTAACTACTGTTAAACTGTTGGCGATTGTTGTCGTAGCAGTAATACCATTAGACACAATAGAGATAATATCTGCTTGACTAAAACTACTGACACGTATATCACCATTAGAAAATATAGTAATATTACTATTTCCATTTACAATAGATGGTGTAGTTACATTACCAACAAATGTAGCCGCAGTTATTGTATTACTAAATGTAGCATCAGTACCCGTTAAATTTCCACCAACAGAAAGAGCAGCACTTATACTCGTATTACCTGTTTGTGTAATATTTCCTGAAACAATTGCTCCATTTAAAACAATTAAATCATCAGCAGTAACTGTACCACTTGATGTAACATCACCAACCGCTAAAGATGTTAACGTACCAACTGACGTAATATTTGGTTGAGCAGCAGTAGTAACTGTTCCTGCAGTATTTGCATTATTTGCGTTTATAGAATAACTACCTGATAAACGTGCACTTGGTATCGTGCCCGATGATATATTACTTGCATTTAATGCACTTAAACCGCTTCCATTACCCGTCAGCACTCCACCAATTGAATTGATATTTGCTGCAGTAATATCTCCATTGGCTACAATAACATTATTGATATTTGCTGAGGTATTAACAGTTAAAGTATTTCCTGTAAAACTATTACCATAAATGGCACCTGCAGCGTTAATATAACCTGTGGTCAATAAACCAAGACCGTTTGCTCTAACATTATAATTAGCAACAATAAGTTCACCTGATGAATTTGACCATGTACCATCGTTAACGATCAAATCAGATGCTGCTCTTAGCACTAAATTAGCTGTTATAGTATTAGCAATAATATTAGCATTTACGTTGGCTTGATTTACTGTAATTCGATTGCCAAATATTTGTCCACTACCAATAGTTACATAATTTCCTGTATTTGCTAAGCTACCAACTGCAAAAGTATTTTGATCAGTATTAGATAATCTAAGATTACCTGTGAAAAGAGCATTTGCAAATTCTGATGAAACATTTATAGACAAATATGAACTTACAATATTACCATTACCACCGCCTAACTGCAATGTTGTATTTGAATCAAAATACCTTAAATTAGCACTTGCATTAAATGCTCCGCCTACATTATATTGTATTTGATTATTCGAACCTGCTATGGTAATGTTAGAGGTCCCAGGTAGTGCGCTCCATACTAAAGTTCCATTACCATCAGTTTGCAAAAAATAACCATTGTTACCACCACCAACATGAAAATTTTCAACATTGGCAATTGTAACGTTACCACTGAGTTCAATAGGACTGTAGGTTGTTAAAATTTCAGTGTTATTTGGATCGGGATCGCCTACTCGGTTTGAATCATTGCCAATAAATAGTCTGCGCTCATCATCTGCCCAACCAAATTCACCTGCACTTAGCTGAGGTACATCAACTAAATTACCTGTTCTTACTTGGATTTTACTAATTTGAATAATAGACATAGTATAACTTTTAAAGTGATATACTTATTTATTCAAACTATGCTACTTGAATCGTTTGTTTTTCTGTATAGTATTGTTCTAAACGATCCCACATCATTCGGTTGAATCTTTTCCAATCATCACCTGCCAAAATAAACTCTTGATATAATGGTTTAGTATTTTCATCGGGTTTTACACACATCATTATAACACCTTGTTTAATGTTAGTACCATGTACCTCATTATGGGCATTGGCATAAAAAACTAACTGTAAAAAATAACCATCAATCCATTCTTTCTTTTTAACTTTATTAGATTGTTTAAAATCTATAATACTAGGTATGTTTTTATGAATTCCAACACAATCAGTAGTTCCTGCATATAAATCAGGATAATAAAGTGGTACTTCAACTCCCCAAAATTCTTGACAATGATTCAACCCACCTAAAATAATTTGCTCTGCCATATCCCAACTAGGATGATGCATAAAATTAGTGCTTTTTGGTTGCTGTATCCCATTTTTTACAAAATGTTCTAGATACGAATGCATTTTTGTACCACGATTTGCTGCTTCAGTAGTTATGTGTTGTGCTTTTTCTTTTCCTACACGTTTCTTCCATTCAAATAACGCACGTTTTTCTTCTTCAGGTTTAGTAGCATCTAATATTGTTGTAACTGAAGGTAATGCACCTGTAGGTGTTTCATAGTGACGTTTACCATCATAATTTACACGGTTAAAGTTAATATAGTTATATTTTGGAGTATACATTTATAAATGTTAGATCAATTAAGAGTGTTTGTCAAATAATTAGGATATGTTAAACAGCGAAACTTTCACCGCAACCGCATTTTCGTAATTTATCCTCGTGTAGAAAGTATCTACCTGTAATCCTATCAAACCCTACAACGCCTCTTTTATAAAGTTCAAATATAATACTTTCTGATTCTGCGTGAAGTTTATTGTGTTCTTCTACACTTGTTAGGTATAAGTTTTCTAGTTTATTATTTCTTTTGTTACCATCAATATGATGAACTATCTCGCCTTTTTCTAGTCTTCTTCCTAGGTGTATTTCCATTACATACTGATGTTCTCTAATATGTGTATAGCCGCCATTTCTATAGGGATAATTTTTTCCTATATATATTTGAGGATACCCCTCTTTATCTATAACTACAGAACCCACTTTAGGTTCAAATATATTTTTTACTTTTGACTCGTAACCTGCTAGACTTGCTAATTTATTAAGTCCAATTTTAGATATACAAGATTTACAATACGATTTTGCATTAGGATCGTATATTCCGTTTCTTATTTTAGAAAATTCTTCGCCGCAATTGTCGCATTTCCAATGTGTTAGAGTTTTTGTTCTATTATAAGAAACACACTTTCCGTATTTGCTCTTTCTTTCATAATTAGTTGTTTCTTTTGATTCGCATAAAAACATATTACATCTCCTTCCTTTTATTTATCCAAACGAAAGAAAAATATATGTTTTAATGTTCATTGGGTTTTAAATACTAAAACTAGACCCACAACCGCAACGATTTTTTTCAATTGGATTGACAAATTCAAATCCTTCGTTTAATCCTTTTTTTTGATAGTCTATTTCTAGTTCATTAAGATATACATGGTGTTCAGGTTTTGTATACACATGTACTCCGTATGATTCGTGTATAGTATAACCGATTGGTAAAATATCAATATATTCTAATGTGTATGATAAACCACTACATCCTGTAGTTTTTACACCGACCTGTATACCTATACCACGTCCACGCTTTTCTATTAACATTTTTATTTTGTTTGCTGCTATTTCAGTTAACGTAATCATAATTACATTGATTTAGTTGCTTTTATCGCCTTATCCTTAACAATTTTTTCACTATCGTCGGTAGGTAAACTTTTATTATCTTTATCAATACCCTTAAAACGAATTCCTTTATCAAAGTCCGAAATAATATTTTTAACAGGATCATTTTTTATAATATCGTACAAATCATCTTTACTAATATGTACACCATCTTTACCTAATATGTTGAGTACAGAATCTACACTATAATTATTTTTTGCACCACTTTCTCGCTGTCGTGCTTTTAATTGAGATAAAATTGAAGTGATCTTAACTTTTAAAGGATCATCTTCATTATCTTCCTTAATAATTTCATAAAATCGCACGATTAGCGTAACTCTCTACCTACGTTTCCTGTTTCTTCTTCATCAGGTGCAGGAAGTTCGGGCATTTCCTCTGCTGCATCTAAATCCCCACCCAACTCCGCTGAAGGTGCCGCCATTTCAGGTTCATCACTAACAGGTGCCACCGCTGCCGCAGAATCCATTCCTACTGCATTTGTCCTACCTAATAATATATCTTGAGCACCTACGATAGATGATTTTGCTTGTGCAATAGCATCTTGCAATTGTGATAGAGCATCACTTGCACTTTGACTAAATTGATCTGCTCCTTGTGCACTTTGTTCAGATTGACGCATTTGTTCTTCAATAGCCGCAAGATCTTTAACACGCATATCACTTACTCGTTCAACCATCTTTTGCAATTCTTGAATCATATTTTCTGCTGCCATAACATTTGCCGCAGAAGTAACAGTGTCATCTTCTACAACAATGGTAGGTTTAACATTCAAATCAGAAAAATGATGAGATAGCATTTGCTCCATCATAACTAATTTTAAATATGAACTATCTCTATGACTTTCATGTAATTTACTAGTGGATCTAACTCCCTGTAATAAATTACGTACTTTGTCAAGCATTGCTTTTGTTGTTCTAAAATCTAGCTTGTCTAAATCATATTGCATACCATAATGCTCTTTCAAAGCACGATTGGCAATTCTACTAGCTTTACTTTCGTTTAGTTCTGTTAATCTCATTTTCAAATCCTTTTTGTTGACAGTCTTTAGCAACTATTATGTATTTATCCAACTCATGTTCAAATCTTCTTCGTTTATCTAAAATTGATTGTAACTTTATCGCCTTTAATAAAAAATCATTGATTTTAAGCTTTTTGTTCTTTTTCTCATTAATAGATTTTTCTAAATCTATACCCTCTAAGATATAGTCTAATTCATAAACTCTGTTAGCTTCAAACATTTTATAATTTTTATGCAAAATAGCATAGGTTATTGCATTCTTCAATTTTGAAAATTTAATGGTCTTTTCATCACCACGTCTAATTAATTTATAAAAAGTTTTATTTTTTTCAATATAATATTGATTAAAAACAACATACCCATTATCAGTATCAATAATTATATTATTAATAATTTTTGGAATTACTATTTCTGCTATTTTTTCTAATTTTTTGTAGGGTATTTTATTCATCAATAATTTCAAAATGTATATTTTTATATTCTTGTGTCGTATTTAATGTTTTGTTAATAAATTTGTATTCTTCCAAACCTATAATCATTGGTACTGATTCACAATCTTGATATAAACCATCTAATTCTTGTTCTCCAACTTGAAATACACCATTTTTTGATACTGTAAATGTAAACATCCATATAGGAATATCATGATTTACTTTGTATTTTGTTCCAAAATTTTTAATTTGTTGAGTTTTTTTAATAGGAGAAGTAATATCTTCAGGTTGTGCACGTATACCTATACATTGTAAAATTGTTTCAAAATTAGATTGTTGACTACCTGCTATATCAAATTCTTCTTTTCTTTCTAATTTTGATCTTCTATGATTTACACCTGTCTGTGTAATATCAAATAATGTTGCACATCTTATCTTCATATTGATATTTAATACCAATAAAAAGCCCCGATAAAAATCGGGGCTAGTGTGCATATTATATAATATTATATTAATTAACTAAATGTCGCACCGTTTGCAACTGCAATATTAGCTGTAAAGCTGCTATTCGCTGCCTGAATACCATTTGTAATAGCTGTATCTAATGTGCTTGTTGTCCATGCACGTACAGGATATACAGCAATTGCTAATGTGTCATCTGTTGAATTTGTGTACTCATACAAATGAATTGTAGCTAATTGCTCAATTGACTGAAATACTGCTGTTGCATAATCAGCAATCTGTGAACCATTACCTGTAATTGTGAAAAACTCAAGAGCAGGACCCTGTGGTTGTACGGGTACTCCACTTGTCATTGCATTTACGTTACCATTACTATTAGTATACGCATTACCTGTACCATCATCAAATACTGCTACGGGTTTAAAATCACCATTAACTCTTGTAAAACCTGCCATTTTCTTTCTCCTTAATGTTTTAAGCTTTATAGGCTATACTTTTATTTATCATTAAATTTAAAAAATAATATATTAGGATATTTTATTTTACGTTTTGAGAAATTGATGTTTCAAAATTACGAAGTGCACCTTTAATATCACTAACTATATTAGAATAATTTTCAGGAAATTTGGTTTTTAATCTAATTAATGATTGCATTATAATTTCATTTAAATCATTTTGATCTAAAATACCACTTTGAATATTTTGAACAATTCTATTTAATCTAGAATTTTCAGTTGAAGCTGAAGAAATACCACTAGAAATTCCATTTGATTTAGATGTATATTGTTGTTTGTAATGTTTATCAAGTAAATTTCTAGCTACCGCATATGCTTCATTAGGTTTATTTGATTTAAATAAATTGTCAATTTTAATTGCATCTACTGATATTTCAGGATTAGATTCAAAATCCATTTTAATAACATTTTTTAAATATTCAGTAAAACTTCCTCTATCGTCTTCTTGTTCGGCAATTGCAGATTCTAATAAACGATATAGCTTAGAAAATTTACTTTCGGTCATGCCTTGCGATTGCCTTCTTTTAAGCAAATCAGCCATTTTTGTATTGTAATCGCCTGGGGGCAATGGACCTCTTTGTATATCTGCTTGTGCTTTTTGAGCAGCGGCAGCACGTTTTTCAGCATAATTTGGCAAGGAAGTTGGAGTTTGTTGAATTTTTGGTTGAACTAATTGAGCTTGAGTGGGTTGAGCTTGAATGGGTTGAGCTTGAGTAGGCTGAGCTTGAGTAGGCTGAGCTTGAGTGGGTTGTTGCGGTGTTATACTTCTTTGTGTTTTAGCCCAATTCGGATAAGCTTTTAAAGCAGCATCAATTTTAGCTTTAATTTGAGCATTTCTTACTTTAGCCTGATTAGGGTCAAATTGTGTTAAATCTCTCTTAAGTGCGGCGTAAGCGTAATTTTCATGAACTTTATTCATGATCTGAATTCTTTCTTAAGCTTCTTAAAAATTTATTATTATCACGATTTTTAATTGCAACTAATAGTTTTTTTTCTAATATTTGTGCTTGTTCTGCAGTAAAATTACGTTCAATAACTTCTAACAAGTGTATTGCACTAGTTATAATACTATTAGCACGATTTTCAATGATATGTTTTGTATCACGATTTTTACTAAGTATTTCTAACTCTTCTAGTAAACTGCGAGTCTTTTTTTCCATGATACAGTATTTATCTAAATTAAGAGGAAATGTTACGAAAATGTTGCAGTTTAGCTTTCAAGTTACTACTTAAATCTGCAACAGGAGATGGTTTTATTTCATTCTCCACGTTAGTTGGAACAATATTACTACCAACTTTAATCTGTTCTAAAATAGATGATGCTGTAGTATGCTCTTCATCTGATTCGTCATCATATATTCTTAAAGTTTCGACATTAAATTTTAAATTAATTTTCTGTCCCACACCACTACTACTTCTTGTTTTCATTAACTGTAACTGATATTGACCACGCTCACGCATATTTCTACTTGTAAAAATACCAAATACATTATCCGAAGTATTGATTTTACTAATACCACCACTAATATGACTATGATCAAATTCTACTTCTTCTACCGCAGAACGATTTAATTGACTAGCAGTTACAAATATTACATTTAATTCTTTTGCAAAATTTCTAAGTTCTTCACTTACAAATTTATCCTTAGTAAATAAATCACTAGCATTGATTTTAACTGATACAGGCATTAATAAATCCATATAATCAATACACAGAAAATCTATCTTCTTTTCAGTTTGCACCTGTAATTCTTGACAATATGAACGTATATCATTGATATTACTTTGAGCAGGTAAATATTTTAAAAATAATTTACCTGATTTTTTCTGTGCCATTTTAATTTTTAGTTCAACATCATCAATTTGTTTAAAAATTTCTTTTGTTGCAATATCTGTCATCATACTATCAATTCGCCATGCACATAAATTTTCAGCAAGTTCTAAAGTGATGTATACCCCATTTAATCCTGCACGAACCCAATTCACCGCAAGATTTTGCATAAATAATGATTTACCCGACCCTGATCCACCTAAAAATAACTGTAATTCACCACGATTAAACCCACCATATAACTTATTATCAAGACAAGGCCACCCTGTACTCGTTTGTCCATTATTTTGTTTAATTGCTAATAATCGTCCTTTTGGATCAGCAAAATAATCAGTGCCTAAATCCTTAGTAAGACTAATTTGTACTGCGTCTTTAATAATTTTTTCTACAGGATCATAATTACCTTTTTCAAGTAAATCTGCGCTTTTTAAAATTGCACGTTCTAATTCTTGTTTTCGTGTAAATTTTTCAAATTCATCAAAAAACCATTCAATATCTTGTTCTCGTAAATCAACAATTTTTGTTAATTCTATATCTGTTGTGAGCTTAATTTTTTCAGGATCAGGTACAACATGATATTTATTGGCAAAATCAATAATAAACTTTACTGTATCTTTTAATGAACGATCAAAATTTTCTGCATTTAATATGTTTTGAACACGAATAAACAGATTAGGTTCAGTAATCATCATTGATAAGAAAAATTGCTGTATATCTTTTGTATAGTCTAATTTCACAATATTTTATCTTTATAAATTTTAATTTTAGCAGCACTTGTTGTAGCATGCTGTATTATACTTAACAACGTAGGAAAACGACCGTACTTTATTACCGCATCATTAACATCTTTAATAGAACGATCCCAATAAGGTGGTATGCTTACTTCATATCCATATTCTAATGCAGATTGAATACCTTCCATACCTGCTAAATCACGATCAGGAACATATATTATTTTTCTTTTTAGTTTTTTCAATACCCAAGACTGTTTTTCGCTTACATTGTTTGACATAATTGCACACCCACCAATTGCTAATGCATCAAATTGTCCTTCTACAACAATACATATTTGCCAACTTGGATCTTGCTCATCAATATTAAAAACATATCCTGATTGCTGCTCAGAAATATACTTAGGTTTACGATGATCGCAATATCTGCTTGTATATCCAACAAGTTTTTTGTCGTAATAATATGGTATAATGATTCTATCTTTTTCTCTTAATGTAGAATTTGGAGTAATATAAAATGGATAATCATCACATGAAAACCCACGATTTGACAAAAATTCTATATATTTATAATGCGATTCATCATGTTTATTAAGTCGAATAGCATCGGGAGGTAAATTATATTCTTTAAAATTAACTTCGTTTGATATTGAATTATTTATTAATAAACTAGTATCACGTGATTTCATCGCATCAAATGCTAACTGTTGTATTTCTTTTTCATCCATACCAATCCAATTTAAAAACAACTTAAAATTAGACGAAAAAAGTTTACCAACAGAATAACCACATTTAAATTGACAGTTGAAACAAGAATAACTTAGCTTGTCATCAGAGTAAATTAACCCACCACGCATTCTTCTATCAGGTCTATGCCCACGATGATGACAACAAACGGCGTTAGTGCTTATCCATCCGCCCGTCGAACGTTTGGTTTTGCGCTGCAAATAGTAAAAAAGAGTTTTATCAATGATTTTATTCATGCGTCACTATTATGACACAAAAAAATAATAAATGAAATAAATTAAATCATCTAGCCAAAATTTTTACTACATCACCTTTAAGGTACTGTTGATTAGTCTCAGGAGGTCCGCTTCCATAATTCTGTATGGCTAACCTTACATAAGGATGATATCCCGTCACTGTAGTTCCAATTGTTAAAGTTTCACCCGTAGGATACGGCAATGCATTGGCGTTACCATAAACTATGGTGTTTCCAATTGCATAACTACGTGTAAAATCAGCAATGTTACTACCCTCTATTGTAATATTACCACAAAATTCTTCAATCCTATATTGAATAGTTAATGTTTGCGTATCCTCATTCTTTATCTCACTGCTGTAATACGTTTTTGGTTGAGGTTGAGTACTATTACCACCTTGCATAGCATTTCCTTGTGTTGGTTTAGGGTGTGTAGGTATAGTTACGTCTAATGCAGGAATCACTACAGGAAAAATACTATCAACCACAATTAAATCACCTCTAGCCATACCTGTAGCATTCGTAAATACAGCCGATCCTGAAGTATCTGTGTTAACCCATGGTGTATTGGTCAGTTCAATAGTATAGAAGCAATATTGTGGGTTAATCAAATTTACTTCAGAAATTGATAATTCTAAATTAAATATACCTGTTACAGGTAAATTTGGCGTAAGTTGTTTAGTTAAGATTAATTCAGTGCCGTTATTGTTGATTACTCGGAAATATAAATATTTTCCTGATAAATTAACAGGTTTTTGGTCTTGATTTATAAACGCAAATTCTAAAACATTATCTACACCACGGTTAAGCATTAATTGTTTAGCATACACTGTACTATATCTCCTTGTTGCAATACTTCCTACTGAACTTAATAAAACTACATATTGTCGTTGATTATATAAATACATTTGCGTTTGATATGCAGCCACGTTAAAGGTTCCTTTATATTATATTTATGTCTTCAGATTTTTTAAAAAAATTGAGTGCAAACCATCCTTTTATCACAGTTTGCTCATATGCAGGTCAAGAGTATATTGGAGTCGTCCAAAATAAAGATGATGACATTACTACCTTTTATGATTACGGAGCAATCATCGAACAAGAACTTAAAAAGCTTTTTTTAGAACTTGGTGATGTTTGGTGGTGGGAAAGTAACCGTCTTATACCAATAAATATTTTTTTAAAAGAAGAATGGCAACCATTCAAACAATATTTAAGAACATTTAATAATAAATCCTTAGTGATTATTCATGGTCCGACCATAAGTATTAGTGAATTAGGTAAACGTAGAATCAAGCGACGAAGTATTACTCTTGTCAAACGCATGTATCCCTAACTCATCAATCAAATTCATATGCACAACAACTAAATGTGCATATGCAATACTATGAGATTTTTTAAATGCATAAACATCATTTTCACGCAACCATACTGTTTTTGCTACTTCATTCCATGGTTGACCAATTAACTGCCGTTTCCCAGGTCTAATAACCGACAAAAACATCGCCATTCTTGGTATTGAATTAATTTCTTGTGGCATTTTTATCATAACATCGTAATGATTACCAATATGAATTAATTTACTAAAATATTCTTTGTTTTTTAGATTAGCCCAATTAGGCTCTTTCATCAATTCACTTAAATGATCTTCATCACGAACAAACTTATATATCCATACATTTAATAAATCTAATTTTAAATAGCCACGATTTTCTGCTTCATGATAATTTAATGAAGACCAATCATTTATAGGATCATATGGTATTTTAGTAACATAAATTCCCGTTGGATGTTTTCTTAATTTTTGGTCTACTTTTAAGTGCGCAGAAATATGTTTAATATGATTTAATATCTTAGACCTATCACCAAAATCAATGTCAATATCACTGTTGAATTTCATAAATTATAATCTTTTAATAATCCTTTAACATGTCCTGTTTTATCTTGTTCTCTAAATAATTTTAATTTCCATATATCAGGATTAATGATATCGTATATAATCCTAACTTGATCTTCATTTAAATTATGCAAAAAATCTATTGCACTATTGGAATTATATAAAACCCATGGACTTATCGATCCTTGATATATCTTTTGACACAACCTATTACCATTTAAATATTTAAAAGCATCTTTAACTTGAATATTTTCTTCCTCACACATTTGTTCTATAGTTCGAATACTACGTCTAAAAGCATCGTTAATATCTTCTAATTTTAAATATTGTAATAAAAACTTAGAATAATGTGTATCATTACACCATTTATTTATTGGTGCTTTATGCGATACCAAATAATCAAGAAATAATATAATATTAACAACTTTAATATTAATGCAATATTCTGCAAACTTCATAAAACTATTATAATAATAATTTTTTATAAAATCTTGATATTCAATTGATTTCATATTAGGATGATGCTTTGAAAAATAATATTTCCATGCACTATATGCAGTTCTGTTAGTAGGCATATCACGATCCATCCAACGTCTTTTTGGTTCACATAAATGAGTTAAAAATGATCCTTGTTTAATAAATGATTTATTGCAGTACTCACAGCTTACCGCATTGTCGTTCATAATTTAATATTTCCTTTTCTGTAACCATTTTACTTAATACATCAATATCTGATATCTTCATATTAGGGAATAACTTAGCTAATTTGTATTTAATTCCATAGTTTTCACTTAACTCTATTGCACATTCATCAATATCTTTTGCGTTAACATTTTTATAAATCTTTGTCAGATATCTTTTCCACATACCTTTATCAGGAGGTTCTGTTAAATTAGAAATTTTATTTCCTAATCTAGGTATATATTCATGATATTGCTTACCCATGTTTGGACTGATAGTACATAATAATAACCATTGTAACTTGGGATGTGAACGAATATGCTCATTAAAAAAATGTTTGTTAGCTAATTCTTCTGTAACTAACACATAATACTTACCTAATTCACCACTATTTTTAATACAACTCATCCAAGTCAATAATGTAAAAGATTGTCCAATAAATGCATTTTGCTGCTCTGTAGTTAATTTATCAAAATAATCATAGTCTTTACGATCTAATGCCTCAAGTACTTTGAATACATCAAGATCTATATTTTGAAATTTAGTATCAGATTTATTCATAATAGTCTTGCTTTAGTCTAAAAAAAGTAAGCTCTTCGTCCGAATCAATCATGTAATATTTTCTTTCAATATACCATAAATTACTAATTTCTGCTGTTACTATAATATACTTACCTAAATAATTGAATTCACAATTAGGTTTAAGTATGTATAAAGTATAGGACTCAATTTCTGTATAATAACGCTCAACATACACATAAAAATCAAAAGCACTAATTTGCTTCATTTATCTACAATGTCCTGAAACATTTTTTTAGATCCTTCTATACCTAAGATATGGTCAAATATTTCTTTAGTACGTTGTAACATTGCACATGCTAACATAAGTTGTTCAGTCGGACTTTCTAAATTTAAAAGTGTTGTATCAATAATGGTCATCATAGTTTCCATTTTGATTGCTGTTGGATCTAATTGTTTACTCATTAAAATGCCTGTTTATAATCTACAATTTCACTATTACGACTAATTTCTTTGACAAAATAAATACACCGTGGTTTACTATCTTCATCAATTGGTACGCATAAGAATTGTCCATTTTTTAATCGTGGAGCAAACCATGTAACATCATGGTAAATATCAATGATTTCAATATTAAGAAAAGTTGGTCTAAACCCACTAATAGGATTAAATTGAAATGCTTTAAATCCACGATCATTAATACTAGTTAATGGTACAGTTTCAAGATCACCAAACTCAGGTTCACCTATTAATATTTGCCAATCTAATGGCATTTTAATAATTTGATCGTCAATACGCAATACTAAAGCAGGACTATTAAATGACTCTAAAAAAATTAATGGAATAAAAAAATAGTCTACTGCATTAGGATTACTATTATCCAATATAGCAAATCTTAAATCATCAATCTCTTCAGGTAAATTTTCTAAATTAAATTTTGTATCATCTAATAATAATATATTCATTTGTAATTAAACTTTTCAATAGTAAATGGGTAATTAGCTTCTTTGTAAAATGTTTTTCGTTGAGTCAAATGACGTTTTGAAAATCTACAACTCGAAGTAATATCCCATATTTGCACAAAATCTTTGTCTTCAGCTTTGCGCAAACCACGCCCTATACTTTGTATAACACGTACAAAACTCTTCCCAGGCTCAATAAACACTAAATTAAAAATCCTAGGAATATTAATACCCACTGCCGCTACACCATAAGTAGCTACAATAATTTTTTCATCTTGTATTGCAACTTCTTCATATTCTTTTTTACGCTTTTTATTACTTGTACTACCATTGACAAATACCGAATTTGGTAATCGTTTTACCAACTCTTTACCCGCAGTAATACGATCAACTAATATCAAAGTATTACCACTTTCTTTAACTTTGTCAATAATATTTGCAATAGTATCTAACCTATTTTCTTGTTCTAACAAATATTTTAATTCACTTTGATAGTTTTTAAATTCAGAATGATCTTGTAACTGCATAACATGTACATGACAATTAGCTAATACCCCACGATCCTGCAAATCAGTTGCCGCTAACTTATTGATAACAGGACCGATACATGTTAACAACGCTTCCGACGCAAACTTTTCTTTTGGTATAGTACCCGTTAATCCCCATCGTATTGAAATTTTAGCCATACATCCACTTAACATTGACTTTAATACATCAGCTTTAGCCATATGGCACTCATCAATAATCAATGCAACAACACCTTCAATAAATTCATCTATTGTAAATTCACTAACCCCATCAGAAGTATTCTTAATAATGTTGTTTAAACTTTGCCACGTACATATGGTATGCTGATGTCCAATTTCTTTACGATCACCAAAATATACACCAACGTCTAAACCTAAATTTCTATAATCTTCTTCAGTCTGCGTTACTAATGATTTATTAGGAACAATTACTAAAGTTCTACCAAACGCTTCGCAACTATAACTTAGTGCTGCTGTAATCAAAGTTTTTCCCGCACCTGTTGCAATTTCTTGTACACATTGTGGATTAGATAGAAATTGATTTGTTATTTCAACCTGATAATCACGTAATACTATAGGTTCATTAGCCTTAGGGTGCTTTATAGGCCACAAATAATGTGAAAAAGTATTTTTATTAATCTGATTAAAATCAAATGAGCTATGATAATCACGTATGTCATTTAATTCAATATCATATCCCTGTTCTTCAAGATACGGTATTATTTGCTCAAGTAAATTTATATAAGTGCTTCCACCTAATTGAAAATATGATACTTTACCATTCCAACGACCTAATTTTACCGAGGGTATGTAGCGAGCACCTGGGATTTCGTACTCAAATCGTTTTACTAAGGTTTTCCTGTCATCTAAATGAAGACCTTCTATTTTTACGTTGACTTCATCTTTTACAATAATTTTTGCAGTAGGCATGTGTTTATATATTTATAATCATTATAATACTAATTTGTGCATTGTCAATAAAAAAGGAGTAATCGGTTTCCCAATTACTCCAAATTACTACAGGAGATAATCAGCGATCTTTATACATCAATGTACGCTCAACAACTTGTTTCCAACGATTACCCTTACGAACCATGTAATCAGCAACATATACAAAAGTTCTCAAACTAAACGATTTAAACTTAGTTGCATTTTGTTCAATATAGGCAAACAATTCATCAACTTGTTCATTATCTAAGGCAAAATTAGCAAAGAATCCACCTTCATTACGCAAATCTTCATGCAATTGTTTTGCACGTAGCACAATGTGTCTTGGTGAAGAACACTGTACTTCAATAGACTTCCAACGTGTTTCCATCGCTTGCAAGTGATTCTTAAGGTTAGAATCACGCATCTTGTTAAGGTCAAGGTTGGTAATAAAGATTAGATTACCCTTGAACACAAAACTTTCAGGAATATCTTCTCGACGCAACTGAGCACTATTAGAACGAATATTGATTCGACGTTCACCCGTAGTTGCTAGTGCTGCTTTAAGCAAATTAAGCATTTCAGGGTTAAAGAAAATTGCGTCACAGTCATCAAAAACAGTAATATAATTTGAATCACTACCTTCAAACAGAATCTTGTAAAGGTGTACAGGCGAATCACCCAACGAACCACGTATGATTTGGAATCGCTCACGTGTACCACCAACATTAGTAAAAGTAGAGTAACGATCTAGCACTTGCTCTACAATATAGGTTTTTCCACTACCACCCCCACCGCAAATGAATAAACCACCTTTTTCTTCACCACGTAACATATCTTCAATATGTTCTTCAAGATTCTCAAAATCTTCTCTGAACCACTGCTTAATTTGTTCATCAGTAGGCTCAGGTTTTGTATCGATATGCTCATCTGCAGTAAATTTTACTACTTGTTTTTTTGGAACAGTTACTGCACCGTTTTCTGTTACTTGACCTTGAGATACCACGATAGTAGGTTTCTCCGAAATTTTACCGCTTGCTTTCACCAACAAACGGTCTTTGTTAAGAACAACCCATTCATTTTCTCGTTGTCCCGCTTGGTGAATTTGAAACTTTGTACCATGAGGAATGGGCTTATCTAAATACTGACCTTCAAACACTGTAATGAACTTAGGCATTTCTAGCTCCGTTGTTTGTCAATCGAAAATACAATTATACCAACATTGTTGTTGGTATGTCAACAATTAATATTGATGATAGATGACTAAATGATCAACGTTTGGTACATTTCCAACAGGGCGATACTTCTGCATTTCACCATCCCAACCATCTTGGTCATACAGTACATCATATTGGTTAACTTTGGTAAAACGAACATTTTTACCTGTATGATGCGACTCCACAAAAAACTGATCAGGCATACCCAAATATTCAGAGGGCATGCGAAGAATTTTTGTTTGCTTGTCAAACTCTAACCAGCTTAAAGAAATTGTTGGAGGTATTTTGGTGTCCATGCTTGCGTCCTTTTGTTAAGATACAAGCAGTATATCTAAATTTTATTTACTTGTCAACTTCTTTTTTCTTGGTTGTTTTATCACCACACTAAAATGAGTGGCTTGTGGTTTGGTAACAACTCTATCTGCCATATACTTATAGGTGCATTTGACTTCAGCAGTTTTCATGATTTCATTAACTACTTTCCACTTATCCATAGGAACACGATAAAATCCATGCTCAAGTAAATATTCAGCTAATTCTGAATCACCTGATAGTCCAACTGCTTGCCATAAGCTAAAATTATTTTTAATAGTTGATGCTTCAATATGTGCCATATTATGCTCCTGCTTTAGGGGTAAGTAGTGCTAATTCTTGATCCATGCTACGACCATGTTCATTACGTGGGCCTGTCCACACGTTAGTTTTTGCTTCACCTGTTACACGATTCGCCCATAGTTCACAAAATGCGCTATGTGGGCTAGTATCATAGGTTTTACCATTTTCATGACATAAGAATGAACCATCAGCTTGTACGGTAAAACTTACTTTTATGGGATTGCCATCAGTACTATTTTTAGCTTGACTAAATGTTTGTCCTGCCAACTCAGCAACACGATCACGTGAACGATTACTAGCTACAAATTTAGCTGCTGCAGGTTCTAAGTCGGTGGGATTAACATTTTGTTCAATAGCACCATATACATCCATAAACTTAGATACACGTTCAACTAGCATACCATCAGTGTCTTCGAACCATTCACCATTCATACGTTCAGGTAGTACAGCATGCAAAAGTTTTTCAACCCTGCTCATACTATCAACTTGCCAATATTTGATCATGGTATAGCCAATAGTAAACTTAGTACTGTTTAAGGCATTTTCTCTACTAGGTACGTTAATACTTTTGCCTACTTTTTTCTCAGTAAGTGAACTGATATCTTTACCGCTATAGTGGTAATAACCACCAATATAAATATAACCTGAATCTGTCATAGGAATATTCTCCGTTTAAAATTTCTTATATTGTAGCAGGAAGGAAATAAAAAAGCACAGACTAGCTGTGCTTTAATGGATTGAAATTACCCTAAATTATTTTGTTTTGGTCATGCTTTGTGAAGCGTGATTGACAAAGTTGTACATGGTTTCTGCGGTTTTTAGGACTTGCTCGATGCCTGGGAACTGTGGCATACCAAGGGTTGTTGTAACAACACCTTTTTCGTCACGTTGTACGCTCATTTCCCAACCGTGAAATTTAGAATGATATTCCTCGCTAATAAGGTCTTTTGCCATTTTGAGGATTTCTGTACGGATTTCATAACCGTTTTTGTTGAATTTTACTTCAGTTTTTGGTAGATCTAAATTAGACATGCTACTCTCCTTTATGTGTGTATGTGTCTAGTTTGAGAGCACCCTATGTGCTCTCATATATATTTATACATGATTTACAGATTGATTACAATTATTTTGGATAATAATAAATATATAAATGAGAGTTACTGAATTTATTATTGAAGCTGCGTATGATTCTATGTTGGACGCATTAGTTCGTAAGTACCCTGACCATGAACAAGATATAAGATGGGGAAAGAACTTAAAAAAACAAGATAGGGTGGTTTGGTATTTAAATGTACTTAAAAAATATTTACAAAACCCGAATGATAATAAACCATTAGGTGGTGAAAAAGATTTAGGTCAATTTCAAGAAAAACTTACTCATTACTTAGGACAAAATATACCAAAAATTGATGCAGTAGTATTTAAAAATGAAATTAATGCACAAGATTTGTTTAACCAATTCGCACAAATAGAGCAAGAACACCAATCAAAGCAACGAAGTGAAGCACCACCTGCAATACAAACAGGTGATTATAAGCTAATACCATTTAGTAATGGCACAGCATGGTGGTATATAAACCGAGCATATTGTTCAGATGAAGCACGTAGTGGTGGTCACTGCGGTAATGTAGTCGGTCAACACAAAGAAGATCAAAGAATATTAAGCTATAGAGATACAGGTGGACATGTACTATTGACATTTATTTTAGAACCTAATGGTACACTTGGTGAAATGAAAGCTCGTTTTAATCGAAAACCTGACCCTAAGTATCACCCATACATTATGCAATTATTATTAAACAATATAATAAAAGGCATAACAGGAAAAGGATATTTACCTGATATGAATTTCAGTATATTTGACTTAGATGAAAAAAATTTAGACCTAATAGATAAAAACAAGCCAAAATTAATCAGAGATCAATTGAAAATTACGCCATCTGAAATATTAAAAGCACCAAGGGACATACAGCAAAAATATAGTAATTATGTGTCTAAGGATGTACAATTATTATTAGATAATCCTAGCATTGAAACATGGGAGCAAGTACTAAAGCATAATTCTCAATATATATTATATGCTCCCAACGAACTACCTAATTACCGAAAAAAACTACTTACTTTGTTAAAATATAATCCTATTAATTTATTAAAAGCAAGAAATGAGTGGAGAAATGATTTTGAATTACTCAGTGATTTAGTTTCATACAATGGCAACAATATAAAGTATATAACACCAAATACTAAAAATTATGACAAACTTGCTTTGAAAGCGGTACAACAATTTGGTCAAGCACTAGGATATGTACCCGAAGAATTACGTACTCCTGAATTATGTTTAGCAGCAGTACAACAAAATGTTGCTGCATTAGAATACGTGCCCAAAAAAGTACTTACTCCTGAATTTCGCTTAGAAGCAGTAAAGTATGTACCTACTGATTATCGACGTTGGTTTGAAAGCAAATTTAAACAAGAAGAAACGACTAACGAAGATTTAGATCGCTACAAGCAATTAGCAGGTATTCAACTACTTTAATTTTTTATTCTAGGTGTCACAAAATCCCACTCTTCACCAAGTACATATTGATGATTTAACTTTTCATCAATATAAGCAACAAGTGCTAATGAACCAAGTGTAAGGTATGCAAAAATCATATTACTTCCCCATCAACTTTACCGCACTTTGCCATTTACCTCTGCGTGTTAAATGACTAGCTAACAATCCTTGGCACCATATTTCATAGATCATTTTGAAGAAAGTCATTGCCAAGTTCCTTTATGTAAACTGAGATATCTGCGAGCACGTGCTTGCCCACTAGCTTCTAATGCTTTAAAAATTTGATAACCTATACTTGCTAAAAAACTAAACATATTCTTATTCCTTATGGGATTGATATTCGAACTCTTTGATATAATTGTCAAGAATAGCAGCATCTGTAATGCTTTTTGTACTAAGATAACGCTCCAAACGATTTTGGTAACCATCATTTGGGAACATTTCTGACAAACGCTCAAGGATATTGAGCATAAATTGGGTTATAAACATTTTGGTTTCTCCATGTGTATGTGTATATAAATTATTTATATGTTGCAGTGCGGTAAAATAGGTGGATAAAAAAGGCACCGAAGTGCCTTTTAGTGTTGAAAGACTTTATCAAACTTTTTTAAAGCAAGTTGTCTAGCCAACCATAACCTAAATTTAACAAAATGACTTAAATTATTTTCTTGAACAATACGTAATCTTGTTAGGTTACGTCCTACTACATCATCAAAAGCTAATATTTCTAAATCAGTAAAGTCATTTTTATGTAATAGTGGCAAGTCTTTTCGACGAACCAATATTACTTTTTTTCTGCTGGCTTTTTGTCGTCTTTCTTAGCTTCAGCTTTAGGTGCGTCTTTCTTAGCTTCAGCTTTAGGTGCGTCTTTCTTTTCTTCTTTTTTTGCATCAGCAGCGAATGCGCTTACTGCAAAAAGGCTAGCAAATAATGCAATGAATAATTGTTTCATAATAATCTCTTTTTAAAAAATGCTCTATAATCCTTACGGACTAAGTTAATATTTCGCAGAGCAAACTTAATATTAACTATACTATTACATATAACGCATAAAGATAATAATGGTTGACATATTTTGCAAAATTATTACCCACCACGCCCACTTCTACGAACCATAGCAGCACCATTATTACCTTTAGTAACTTTACCTTGTTTACCACCATTAGGATTAAGTTTACTTTGTTGATTACTTTGTAAAATTTTCTTTTTTTCTAATAAATCAGCCATATTACTTTTTGGTTTATCGTGACTCATATTTTCTCCTTTAAACATTTTCAATTGATTCTAAATATGCTTGTACACTACCATATAATATCATCATGGTAGCAATACGTTCGTCATATAATTTAAGGTATATATCCGTAGTTTTAATAATATTTTTTTTAATTTTTCCGAACTGAATATAGTAAGGACTTTGAATGAATTTAGACAGTTTTAATAATGTTTTTGAATCAACTGCAGTTCTATATTTGTGACCATCATCCCACAATTTAACACTAGTGCTTGTAATTTTAGCTTGCTCACACATAGCATGACCGATATCAGATAGTCTCCATCCACCATCTTTACGTAAATTATACCAAAAAGTTTCTTTATAAACGATATCGTTTTGCTCTATAAGCTGTAATATTTTAGTTGCAACAGTATCTCTATCAGCAAACTGTTTCATTGATCGGGGAAAACTTTAGTTCCTTGATTCATAAAAACAACGGAAAATTTATCGGTCATGAATTGTTTATTAAGTTTTTTACATAGATTACGAGCGTGGCCTGGGTTACTGAAACTTGTTTTTTTATATTTTGGAACAGTATTGCTATCATAATGATGACTATTTTTTAAATTTATAGGTTGATTTTCGTAAAAAATAGCCCATATACCTGCTGCTTCTAATATTTGATCAAGTTTATAAGTCTTTTTGTCTACTATTTCTATAAGAACTTTTGGTTGAGTACGGGACATTAAAATCTACCTCCTTTAACTTGTACTTCAACTATATCTTGAGTAGATTGTTTAGTTTGTACCTTATCTACAAGTAATTTAGCAATTTCATCACGTAAATATCTTGCATCACTTAGGGGCATTACAAAATCACGATTTGATGTATTATCACTAGCACCAACCCTGTCAATAAACTTTTTTATATGAATCATAGCTATATTTATTCGGAATTAACCTCGTCCAAAGTATTATATGGTCCATAATAAGGATAACGCTGTACAAAAATATACTTTGGACAAAATATAACTTGCCAAATATCATTCATTTTAATTTTAAAATAACCTGCTGCATGATAACATTTACTTTTATTTGATTTAGTATAAACATGTAATTTTCTTTTAACATCATACATATTATTGTATGTTTTACCTTCAGTAGGCCATTTTGCAAATGGTATATTTACATTGTAATATTTTTTTTGCGGTTTTTCAAATTGGATAGCAATAGTTTTTTCAATAGATGTAGTATCTTTAAAATGTGTAATCTTACCATCAATAGATTTAAAATCAAATCCATTTCCACTAGCTTCAACATTACCTATCTTAGTGCTACCATCAGTAACAACCCAAAATTGATTTTTAATAATCGGTTTAGCTTTTAATATCATTTGCAAAATGTAACCTTATCTATACAAAAAGTCAATTTATTTAGATAATTAAATTAAATCTCCAAAATTATATTGGTACTGTTCACGTAACGATTTAGCAATATCCAAACAACCTGTTTCTACCAATTTCAAAAATAAACTATTAATTGGCATGCCCATAAAATCTTTATTAGCAATAATTGGTATTTCAATATTTTCAATTTTTTTGTGTCCAATTACGTATGCTACGCCATAAAGATCATTGTTGTCATACCGAACAAAATCACCAAACTTATATTTACTCATACGATTTTTCTATCCTGTACTAAAGTTTCAAATGTAGTAAATAAGTGATCAAATTTTAATTGATATATAGTTTCTAGTCCAATCAAAAAATTAGAAATTTTATCCTTATCAAAATCATCATTCTCTAATACTTGTTCAGTTAATAATTTAATTTCGTCAATAATCCCCCAACATCCTAGAATTTGCTGCTCTAAATCGAAACGATCAGTCATGTTAATAATCTCCTTGTTGTTTAAATCGTAACTCATGGTTAATTCCAATTTATATACGGACGAGAATCTCCGCTTTTGTTCCATTGTATTTTACAACCACATTCTTCTATAAGTGGAATAATATTAATTAAATTTTTAATACCTTCATCATCTCCATTAAAACAAAATAAACTACCGCTAGTTTCTTCAGGTTTATAATGAGGAAAAGTTACACAATCATAATCATCCTCAGTTTTACCATCAGGAAAAATACGAACATCATTTGTTTCATCATATTCATAATCTACCATGCAATCTTGTTCATGACTAAACAATAATTTAGTCCAATCAAGTGTCTCTCCCTTAAAAGGTCCCTCCTCATGTTCATAAGGTAATTCTTGCCAAGCACAAGTTTGGCAACAGGGTAATGCCCATCCTATATACCATCCTTCTTGTTGTAAACGTTCTTTTAAACGATAAAATGGATGCATTTATTTTCCCTTTAATTATTTTTTAATTTAATCGATTAATAATATATTTTTGCGCAGCAGCTAAGGCAGCATTCCAACTTGAAGTGTCGTATGGATTACCATCCTCCCCAACTCCACTATATCCTTTAAGGTGTGTCAAAGAATCTAAACAGTCTTGAACTAACAACTCAGAAAATTTAATTATAAAATTTTCTTTAGTTTGTTTACTTGTTATTGCTTGCACATGAGATGCAGAAGCTTGATGCCAAATATGTTTAATATTATCATTCATCTTTCATCTTTCAACCTCTTTTGTCCAATTAAAATCAGGAGTACATTTTCTAGGAACTATTTTTTTATCAATAGTGATAACCCAAATATATTCGCATATTCTTTTATTAAATTCAAGTTGTAATTGAAGTTTCTTATCTAAATTATTTGTTGTTGCTTTTTGTTCTTCAATTTTAGTTTCAAGTGTTTTAATTGCATTTAATTGGGAATTAGTTTCTCTCTCTAAATTACTAATAATTTTATTAATATTATCAATATCAATTGATGGTTGTAGTATTGGAGGTGGTGGTGGTTTAATTAAATATGATCGCTCATAAATTAAAACTAATATAATTGCCAAAGACAATACAAAATACAAAATTCTTGCAATAACCATCCATCTATTTTGAATATAATTAATTATGTTTATGTTATTCATCATTATTTCTAATATTCAATCCAAAATGTTTCTTTATAATTGCATTACACCGACTAAAGAACCGTTGTTCAAACTCGTATTCGATTTCGGTACCGTACCAATCAGGTTCCAAGGCTAGTAGGCATTCTTCTATGACCAATCTAACTAATCGTTCAGCATCCCGTATTTTGCCATCAGATTCAAAGTGTACCACACCTGACTTTAGTATGAGTTCTTTAATCCTTGGTGTCATTTGCTCTTGCTTGCCACATACGCATAGCCTCCTCCAACTGTTGGATCTGATCCAGTCTAATGTCATCCATAATGTTCATTCCAATATATTCACTACGCATATTACGTTCGGTCATAGTCCATAGTTGATCTCTCTTTTCTTTAAGAGTAGCCAATACAACGTCATAATCTTCCGTCATCCTTCAACTCCGAAATGTTCTTTGATATGGTGCACACAATCTCTCATTGCTTGGTCATATCCTCTATCCCAATCTTCCTCGGCTGCTTCGTTGGTAAACGGGTCTGGTGTGTTATCCAACAAGGTCTGAACACATTCTTTCACAATCAACTCGGCGAATTTTTCTACAGTGTATTCCCACTTATACCTTTCTTTGCCTAAACCATACACATCTAAATTGGATTCTCTAACTAGTTCTCGAATTCGTTCGTTCATGATTATCTTAAATTTCTGTATATAATGGATTTCTACTACGTAAATGTGCTAAAGCAGCTTGTTTACTATCAAATCGACCACTGATAGGTGTTTGATGAGGACCACGTACAATATACCAACCGTTCAAAAGGCGATTAAAAATAATTTTCATTTCACATGCTCCAATATGTTTCGCTAGCAGGGTTGCAACACCATGGCGTGTCCGCAGGAATTTCAACCTTTTCACCTGTCATATAACTCGTGACCGTTTTCATTTCAGGCTCGGTTACTTTTGTAACTTTCAACATTTTCAAATACGCATCAGATGCGCAGAATGTTACTCCACTCATACCTGAACGCTCTACTGTAATCCAAGGAGTCATTTTATCTGCTGCTGACAATGCAATGTAAACATTGCTGATTTTACCAACTAGATCACCTGCAGCAGAAACCCAAGAAATCGTGTCACCAATTCGTAGTTCCATCTCAATCTCCTTGTTAATCACCATATATGTATTATAGGTAAAATCAAACTATGTGTCAAGCATTATTTTGATGTTGTAATTAAACAACCTTACTTGATCTTGCATTTTTATAATCAAACCATGATAAAACATCACTTGGTAACATATCTTTAATTAGGCTTTTGACATGCTCAATTAATTTTTTCTTTTGAAAATCATAAGAATAACTATAACATTCTATAATATCATCCCAATCCCTTCTTCCAAAAGCATTACTATAGTACAATTTAAGAAAATTCTCTTGCAATTTTTTCTTCATTTCAGGTGTAATATAATTACCACAACTTATTTCCATCGCTAAGCATAATGCTTGATTGTGCGTCATGACAATACCATTCCAATAAACAATATAAGCATCATAATGTTCTAAGTAAACTAATATTGGTTTTGGGTCTACTAAACTCCATGTATATTCTTCTCTCATTACGAATAATCCTCCTCAGGATTAAATTTCCAACGACTTTGAGGATTATTAATTATATCTTCTATCAATCCATCAACAGGTCGATAACCATATACCCAATATTTTAGCAACCGTTTAACTGAACTATCTTGTAAGGGATACTTCATACGTAATGTTTTAGAATGAAAATCCTTTGCAAATTGGTTGCCAAGTATCCAACGGTCACCATCTGTTCCAATTTCACAAACTGTAATGTCAAAACTATTAACAACTTCTTCTAAAGAAGAATAATAATTCTTTGTAATGACCTGTATATTCCAAGTTTTACTACCTTTGTATTCACGGAAAGTAGTAGCATTTTCAGTTTTATAAACTTGCTGTAGTTTTGAATGCAATTTGTCAATAAGAATTGATGCTTGATTTTTGTTAGCACAAAATATATCAATATCAGCATCACCAATTGGAGAATTATCGAACCATTTTAAACACGCCCCACCTGCAATCCATGGTCCATCAGCAGTAGGATCAATCATTTTAACTACATTTATATCATTACGATGAACTAAAGCATAATTAATTTCTTTAGCACTCAAAGAATTTGTACCTTCAGGTGCGGTAATTGAATCAAAAATTTTATCTAAGTCCCACATTATGCAACCTTTAATGTATTAAGTAATGGACCTTTATAGGACTGTTTCAACCATTCTATATAATAAGATGATTGTTCTGCAATTTTAAGTAATTGGTTTTTACCACAAAATCTCATAAATTCAGTACCAACCTGTCCTACAGGAACACGATTGGCAGCTTCCATAATTACTGCGTCAACTTGATCCTTAATAGATTGTGGTTGCATAGTTAAATCAATCAATACACGATTACGCTCATAATCTTCTTTAACCTTATGCTCAGCACCATTATGATCAACCCACTGTTGCATCATTACATTATTCCAATTAAACCCCTTATTATTACGATCAGCAAATGCCTCAATTAGTCCTATAGTTTTTTTAGTAGATTTTTTACGAATTCCTGGGTATGCGCTAAAGATATTATCAGTACTATCACCTCTCATACATTTTTCAAACAAAATAAATTGTGGATCATCAATCTTCTTATGTTCTTTAGTTTTATTGTCAATAATTTTTTTACCATTTTCATCAAAGTAACCATTAATGGTAATTAATTGATTAGCTAAACTATTATATCGTTGTACGTTGGGTGCAATCAATTGATCAAAGTCTGTATCACTACTAATAATAACATGATCGTTAGTAGGATGTAATTGAACAAAACGTGCGATAACATCATCAGCTTCAGCAATATCGCAACGAATTACCGATACATTTGTCTTTTCTCGTAAAAATGTAATAAAAGAATTATAGGTCTCATTGAATAATATATCAAGTTGTAGTTCATTCTCAGTCTTAGCTGCTTCTTTAACAACCCGATTACGTTTATATGGTTCATAAAATTGTTTGCGCCAACTACGACCTTCTAACGCAAATACAATATGAACAGGTGATTTTTGAGAAAATTTCCTCACCATAGTATGTGCACTTTGTAAGGTAAGGTGTAATGCCATACCTACACGTTCACTGTCAGATTGACTACGACTTGCAATATACTTAGATTTAAAAAAAAGATTAGCGGTATCAATAATAATATACTTAACTGATTTCTGATCTTCCATTTCCAATATCCTTTGTTCTTACTATACGTAAATCATTTTCACGATTAAAAGGGTCTGCATTTTGTTGCTCATACAGTTCTAAAGCAATATTACGACATACTGTTTGAAACCAACGATCAACAATTTGATTATCAGTATCTTCAGGTTTTATTTTATATCCTGATTTGATCAAATTTACCACAAACTTATCGTTATAGTCAAGCTCAAAACTACCCGCATTTATATTTTCAGGATCAATATCTACTTTTGTAATAGCAACATAAGGTTCATTGTTTTTAGTTGCTAATTCTTTTGGGGACAAAATTTCTTCTTTTTTCTTCCGATCACGCTTTACTTTAGGTTTAGATGTTTTTTCAACCTTAGGTATTTCCTTAGGTTGTTTAAATATTTTAATGAATTTATCAAACATAATTTGTCTCAATAATCATACTATTTTGCTTATATTGTTCATATAGTTTAAAACTAGCAAGGTTTTTTGCTTTGGATTCACACATAATATCTGCCCAAACCCAATGCGACATTGCCCAACGATTAACAGCATTATTCCAATAAAAATCACTATGTGCTCGTAGTTCTTGTTTCTTGTGACCACTTTCCATAAGCAAATTAAAGTTAGGAAAAGTATTTATGTCATGATTAGTTAATACATCTTCACGACTGACAGAGTAATGGATGACAGGGCGCACACCACGCCAACTATCAATAACACGGTCGATGCGGTTATCATTGATTTCGATATACTCTCCCGTTTTACACCAATGGTGATGTATGTCGAGAACAATAGGAACAACATCACTAAGTTGAAGGCAATCATCAAGTCCATAGGTTATTTCTTCGTTTTCAAGTGTAATACAACTGCGGGATTCGGGGGAGAGTCTTGCATACGCACGTCTGAAACCTTCGGCACCTTGTTTACCCGCAAGGTGGATGTTGATTTTAAAGTCCTGAAAGCTTTTTCCAAACCCCATGTAACGGGCCATATCCGCATGATATTCAAACTCCTTTAATGAATTCTCCACGATTTCGGGATTATCGCTAGCAAGAACACAAAACTGACCAGGGTGCATACTAACACGTACACAGTTTTCTCTAGCATAATCACCAATAACTGCAAAATGCCGTTCAAGATATCGAACAACATCGGGTTGTTGATAGAAATAACTCCATGATGGTTCAGTGTATACAGGAAGGATATCACTACTAAGACGCACCATCCTAAGATTTTCATCTAATTCTCCTACACGTTTAACTAGCATACGTGTTGCTTCGATATTACCCTTCATTAAATCCCAAAGCTTATCTTCAGCAACACTACGTACTTGTTTATTTAACCAAGTTCGTGTCGTAGTGCCTGTATTGTATTTCTTACAGTCATCGGTTGGTTTGATACCATCAACTTGATCTGCACGATCAATCCATTTACAAGCAAATCCTAGTCTACGCATAATTAGGCATTCTCAATAAGTTGTGCGGCAATTTCGTTTAATTTCTTACGTGGAACAAATAATTCAAAAGTACTTGTCATTATACACGTATTTTTTTCTACATCCCATAATTCACGTGTAAATTCCACAGACTTCATGTCACTAGGTGCAATACTATCACTAATAGTCATAAACATCTTAAAATCGGGTCTGTCAATAATATATTTCATGTATACTCCTTAGATTGAAAAATTAGTATATCAGAATCATTAAAATCAGTCAATTGTTGTATTTCTACCACTTTTCAGTAACAGTAAACTTACGATTTTCAGATTCTACTACACGTTTTCGTAAACTACTTGAACTAAAACTATGGTCTCTACTATTGTAAATTAATTCAATACCACGTTGTTCACAAATACTTTTACCTGTAAATTCTTTATCAATGTATTCAATACCAAGAATACGAATATCAATTGGTAAAGTAAGTAATATATCTTCTAAGTCTTTTTCTGTTTGATAAACAACAATTTCATCCACAAATCTACACGCACTTAGTTGAATTTGTCTTTCAACAATAGTTTGTACAGGTGAATTTTTATTAGGTCTATCTAAATTAGCATCAGTTTGTAGTGCTGCTATTAAGTAATCACAATGTTGTTTAGCTTCAGATAACATTGCTATATGACCTGCATGTAATAAATCAAATTGGCTACAGGTAATACCAATTTTTAAACCACTATTTTTTAATTCCTTGATCCGATTAAATATCATAATAATCCCCTAGACTATTATTTAGAATAGGGGATTAATTATTTTTAATAATCTGATTCCATTTTTTTCAAATCTTCTTCCCACATATTTTTACATGGTTTATTTTTTTGAAATTTTTGGTATTGTTGGAAAGCATAACTACGCATATTAGTAAGATCACGCTCATCAAAACGATAACCATAATCTCTACAAAAAGAAAGATAGTTCTCAAGTTGTTCAAAGATTGGTTCATTAGTTCCAAAAACGCTACGACCTTTAATTGCTTTACTCATATATAATAAATCCTTAAATTTTTATTGTTAAGCTAGGTTTTCTACTACGATAATGTACAGTGATTGCAGCTCCACTGCGTTCTTGTGTAGTGATTTCAATATCACTATCTGCAAAATGCTCTGCCAATGCTAAAAACAGTGCATCACAAATTTTTTGGCAAAAAATTAAACTATTATCACATTCTTGCATGACGAAAGAGGAGTAGAGGCCAAATCCATCTAAATTTTTAATTGCATTATCAATAACGGAAATATCATTAAAATTTCCATCAAGTGATTCTACTTTAACTTCAATTTGATAATTTGTCAATGTATATTTCTTTTTTAGATAAACTAAACTTTCATGCATAACACGCTCGTTTCGTTCAGCCAACATTTGTTTTCTTTGTTCAGTATACATATTATTTCCTATGGTCTTTTACTAATTCTAATAATATCAAGCTTATCTTTCATTCATGATTGGGCAGGTAACATATATTCATAATTTGCAAGACCACTATCTACAGTAATACGCATTGCAGGAGAATCACTAATATGAACCACTTTCTGCCCTGGTAAATCCATTATACTAATGAATTGTTTAATAGGCCATTGCCAAGATTGTTTAATGTTACCATTTAAGCTAGACTCAAATACAAAATTACCGCTATGTGTTACAACGCTACCCATATAAACTTTTAAATCATTTCCATCTTGTTTTAATGTAAAATTTGTTTCTTCACTGTTAGCTTGCATTTGACGCTTAAATCGTTGAATATTTGCAAGTTTAGGTGCAAATTGAATATTCCATATTGCACCTGCAAATTTAACAGCCTTTACTCTTTCTTTGACAATAATTTCCGACATTAATCTATAATCATTAACAAAATCATTATTATGTGTTTGAAAATGAATAGAATTAGGTGTACCGTCTTTATCCCTAATCATTTGAATAAATGCATCTTTATTATAATCTTCAAATTTAAGTATTGTTTTAAGTTTTGGTAAATTTGGCATACCAAAAATACCTTTGAATTCGGGATCGGGTTCATGAAATACGCCTTGAACAATCACTGTATTATCTTCTGCTATAGCATTAATTGTAGTAGAAGTATCAGTTCCTGTAACTTTAATCAAATCAATAAAACCCAATGAACAGGTATGTTGTATTAAATCTAGTAAATAATCTCTCATAAAATATCCTTTGAAGTATTATATAGTGTTTTTATACATATACAATAAAATAAGATGTCTACTCAAATGTAAACAATGAATTAAATTCTGTACTAATACTTGTATTATGTTCCAAGTCCCAATCCAAACCACCTAACAAATTATCAATTTTTTTATCAACTAAAATATATTCCATTTCTTTATCATCAAATGGCAATTCAGTAAACCATTTTGGTAATCGTAATTCATCTGTAGGGTACGCAATACTAGTAAACCCCAATGGATTATTTTTTAGTTTACACACTATAACTTTAGCACCATTAGTAATTTTAGTACTATAATTATCATTATTCAAGTGTTTTAAAAAATTCCAATTTAAACTTGCACGAACGTGGCCTGGCATGTTGATTTTAGTATCAGGGGTTTTTTTCATTTTTTGTTCGTATATAGTAAGTTTGTTCACAGCTTTTGGACTACCCTTTTTCCAACTTGGCATATCTCGTAGAATTTTTTTAAACTGAATAATTTCATCAATGATATCTTGTTTGTTTGCTCCTGATAATACATTTTCTAGTATTCCAAAAAGAAATTCTTGTACAAACTTTGGTGTATCTGCACGTTTTAAATCCAAACCCATTGCTTTAATTTTTCCAAGCTTACCATTTACGTCTAATCGTTTACCTTCTTTATCATATATATTGACTGCATATCTTTTTTTAGTAATGAATAAACCACGATCTGCAACTAATTCACGTCCTGCTTTAATAATTGATCCATTTTTTTGTGGACAATGAAACGCATTATGCATAAAATAGGGAAATGTCTGATTTACGTTGTTACCTAATTCATCATATATTTCAGTAGCATATTCTTTTGTCCAATTCTTTTTTAAATCTTTATCCTTACTCCAAATAGGCCATCCACTAAAATAACAAGAATCAGTATCTCCATAAACAATTGCTTCACCTGTATGATTATATTCACCTGCAATCAATTCATTTAAAGTAGCACTCATATGTTTAACAATTTGTCTACCTGTTAGTGTTGTGCTTTGACCTATACGCTTATCGTAAAAGCGACAATGTTGATTTAATAATGCACCATATGCTGAATTAAGTAAAATTTTTCTTACAAGTTGTCTTTTATCAAAAAATTCAGCTTCTTCAGGTGTTTTTGCTTCTTTTAATTGTTTTTGGATTTGTTTACGTTCATTATACCACCTCGTTAACAACCCAGGTATTATCCCTTCGTTTTCATAAGAAAAAATAGTACCATTTGCACTTAATATCCATGGCTTACCGCTATCAAAAATTAATTTATGTATTTCTGCTGCACTAAATTCCTGAGATTTTTTACCACGCTCCCAATCAATAGTAATCATTGTTTCACGTTCTTGATTCATCACTGCAGTATATTCTAGTGTACCAAATAAACCTTCCCACAAGATCGGACCATCTTCTCCTTCAACTTCTTCATCTTCAGCTATTTTACGATTCTTTTTCTTTTCTCTTGCTAATTTTTGACCTTTATCGTACAAATATTTTTCGGTCATTGTTTGACGTAATTGTCCTACAATTGTTTCAGGTGCCATATTCAATGCTCGAATAGTTGATGGATAAAGTGAATTTAAATCTACCGCAGCAATCCATTCATGTATACCCTTTTTAGGATATGCTACGTATGCACCTGCAGCCTTACTTTCATCTTCTTCTATTCGTGGTGGTTTGTCAGGTATAATTAATCCACGTTGATGTGCTTCATTAATTACAGCTTGTTCTATCATTGCTACACTGCCCATTACAGTAGGTAAAAGTACTGTATTTTGATGTGCAATACTATTGGCTAAATCTAAAAATTTTAATTTTGCGTGAATTTTATACAATAGCATTGTATCTTGTCTATTGTATTCAAGAAATGTTTTCCAATCATTATTATATAATTGATCAAGTGTTCCTTCATATTCTGTTTTCTTTTCACCAACTTCCATCTCACCAATATAATCTAACTTATAACTATGTCGTTGTTCATAATTATACTTCTTATATAGTTCAAGATAATCTATATGAACACGACCAATTAAATCATAAGTTACTTGTTTTTGATCAAATTGTACAAATTCACGTTGTTTTGGATATTGGTTAAACAAGCAAAATCGTCTTGTATCATCTTTTGACATAATTTGTGTAACACGATTAACCATGTATGGTATATCATAACCACCACTATTCCAACCTGTAAGCACGTCAGCATCTTCAATCAATTCAAAAAATAGATTGAACATTTCAATTTCATTCTTACAAACTATAGTATTTTCAAATTTATTTACAATGTCTTCTATTTGATCATCAACATAACTTGGTGGCGGAATACATAGTGTAATTAATGCATCCATCCAATCTAGATACAATGATATCGAATTTACTGCATTAAAAGGATCGTCTGTAGGAGCAAAACCCTTATCAGGATCAAAGTTTACCTCAATATCAAAAAAGCATACGTGTAAACTTGGTGGAGGTATATCTAAGTAATTATCTGATAAACATCTAAAAACAGGATTTATGTCACTTTCAAAAATTTGTGACTTACCTTTATGTAAACGTAATTCTTTTAAAAATTCTGATTTATTTGATGCGGTAATTTTAGACAACGAATCGCCATAAACACTACGATATTTCCCTTTAGGGTCAGTGTAATAAAAAAGATATTTTGCTTTATATTCTTGATATATTCGTTTACCTTTTTTATCACGTTCTACAATATGTATAATATCAGATTCACGATCTAATAATGCGTCAACATAAGACATAAATTACATTGTTTTCCCAACTGTTTCCAAAATATTTTCTAATAATTCATGGTCTTGTCTTGCTTTACCTAGTTCTGCTTTATGTGCAATACGAATCGCTTTCTTTAATACTGCTGCTTTAATATTCATTTCTTCAGCAACTGCTTTAATGGTGTCACTTAACCCATCTTGCATTGTTTCAATTTCATGCATTACTTGGCATCCTTCATTTATCAAATGCGTAAGTTTTGCTTTCTGCTCTGCTGAAAACACAATAGTGGACATACTATACTCCTTTAAGAAAGTACTTAGTTTACCTCTACAATGCAAAAAATCAATCTTTTTTGGATATATTACTGTGAAAGATTTGTTTTAACTTAGGTAGTACTGAATTTAAATTAGTATATAACATACCAATACCACCTGCACTATTAAACGCATCTATTTTTTTAGGCGTATCATCAATTAGGATAGCAGCTTGATGACCATAATTTGCCCACTTCCACTTGTTAGGCTCAAATATAGCTTTTTTAGCAACTTCCCATCCTAAATGAGTAGCTAACCAATCTTTTTTTCCTATTTCACTTGCTTTGCGACTATCTTTTGGGTCAACTCCATCACTACGTAATGGTGCACTTAAAATTCGCCATTCAATATCATGACCATTTAACCATTCAATTAACTTCATACCATCAGGTAATGGTGACATACTAGCAAAAAAATCTTTAACTCCACGTGGTCCTAATTTACGCAGACTATTAACTCTACTTTCTTTGTCAAAACCATCATACTTTTCAATAGCTTGATCAAAATCTGCTAATACACCATCCATATCAACAAAAACAAATGGTTTAGGATTTGCTATTTCAAATAATTTCATAATCGACAGTTCTCAATAACTCGTGAAATTGTATTAAATTGTCTTGCAACACGATCATAAAACATTTCAGGTGGACGTTCACTATATGTACGATACCCTAGTGCTAATTGCCCCATATCTACAAAATACGAGGATGAAGGCCATTTAGCTTTGTTAAGTTTCAACCCATCTATGAGTATACATTCTTCTGCAATCTTTGTCAAGGTAATCTTTTTAGCCTCACCTTCAATACTCATAGCCTCCATCAACTTTATTGCAATTGGTTCTTTGTTGAGCAGGGGGTTTTCCATATGTCTAGCAAACATATGTACTGTGAAAGCTTCTATTTCAGGGTCAAGGTTGACACACGCTGCTACTTCGGCTGCTAAAATAACCTCGTAGCTATGTTTAACGTATGTCATCCAATGTTGCATATTAATGTTCAAGCAATAAGGTTATAATAACATCATTACGGTTTGCGCTATCGTCGCCATCGCCTGGGGCGACGACAACGTTCCA